GTAGGAGCCCTAAATGCTTCTTTTTTGTCACTGTATTCTCCGAGAGATCAGTTAATTAATTTTTTCAAACTTGAAAACTTGTGGAAAAACATTTCTTCTTCCAATAATATCTACAAACCTTGGATTCCATATAAAGTTCCAAATTATATAGCCTCTATGATTATGGGTTCCATTAATTCTGGCACTCCACTTGAAAAACTTTTTGACTCTATATGGAGCGATGAGCTTTCAGCTACGTCAACAACAAAATTAACAGTTGGTTGCGTTTCTCTTACGAGCGGAAAATATGAGGTTTTTGATAACTCTCGTTCAAACATTAAACAATATATTTTGGCAAGCAGTCACTTGCCAGTAGTTTTTCCTCCAATTTTAATAGACGGTGAGCAATGGGTTGATGGTGGTATTCGTTATCAAATACCACTTTTGGAATGCCTAAAAGAAAGGCCAGATGAAATTGATGTTGTTTTAACATCTCCAATTACAAGCGACCTTGCTGTACTTAAAGAATATGTGGTAAACGCTCCCAAGGTAGCTCTAAGGGCATCGGAAATCTTATCCGAGCAAGTCTACACCAACGACTTCTACACGGTTCTAAAGGCGAAGAAGAACCATGAACAAGAGGCTATGGCTCTTTTGCAGAAAGCGCAAAGTTGCAAAAAGGGTTCTAGGAAAATAGAATATAATTTTTCTTGTCCTAAAATTAACCTTTATTTTCCAGATCATCACCAACCTGTACATTCTATGGTGTTTGACCCAAAAGTTATTTTAGAATCCATAACAAGTGGATACCTAGAAACACTTAAGAAATTAAAATAATAAATGACTCTTTATACCTATGACGACCCAGCGCTTGGGTATAATGAGATTTGCTTTTTCTATGAAGGAGACTATGATCCAAATTGTGGTGGCACAAATTTCTATAATGACCCATCTCTAGGATATGATGAGAGGTGTTATTTTTATAACGGACCAGGTTATGACGCGATTTGTCTTGCCGAACCAATTCCAGTCGTTGTTACTCCAGGTCTTGTAGGAAGATATGGTTTTTCCGGCAGTCGCAAAAAAGAGCAAGTTAAAAAGTATTTGCCTTGGCTTGACATCTCTATCGACGCCTGTCTTAAAGAAGTCAACTTTGAAACAATTACATGCGAAGCAGAAACTCTTAGGTTCAAGGGAGAGAACCCAGAGGTTTCAATTCAAATCAACGGAGCTTTGTTTGACTCCAGATTCCCTTCTGTGAGAGGAAACTTAATACGAACAACTGAATCAATTCAAACTTCTGCAAACTTAATTGAAGTTTCTTCCGAGGCATTTTTGGTCAGTACGCAGATGCTAGATGCAAAACCGCTAAACGCTATTAAAGTACAAGTGGAACAAGTGAAGACTACAGGGTCTCAAGCTATGGTTATTGAGGTAAAAAACAGTTCTGCTGACACCGAAGGCTCTTTGATTGAAGTATCGGCAATACTTATTAAGTCAGGAACAAATAACGATGACCAATGAGATTACTCTTAAAATAGACGAGTCTAATGAATTAAAGTTTAAAATTAAGATTCAAGGTACAACTTCTGAGTCTGGATCGACTAAACAATCTGTAAGACTTCTCATAACAGAAAAAAACGAAACTCATTCAATGGGTTTAGTTTTTCCAGTAATTACTACAGATGAAGATAACCTTCTTGTATTTGTGGTTCCAGAATTATCTGGGATTGTAAAACCTGACGTCCCTTACGAGGGCAAAATTGAAGTTATTATTGGATCAAGAATCTTCTGTCCAATGACGCTTGATATATTCTTTATTCGAGATATGACTGTCGAAGTGGTTCCGGTTGAGGCAAAAGCAGAGAAGCCTCTATCAAGACCAGAACAAAAGCCTGAGAAAGAACGCGAAGATATCTCAAACTTGCTTGAAGAGATTGATAAACCAGTTCAAAAGAAACAGGTCATCCTTACAAAAAGTCAACTGGAAGCAATGATTCGCGAGAGAAAAGAAAAGTCTACTCTTGCAGCTAAGTCAAATGTTCATTCTAAAAAACCTTTGGCAGTCAACAACTTCAAAGATTCTTTTAAAGAACTTATGAAAAGTGCACTTGTGGAAGATAAAAGTTTAAAGAAGACTAATTGAGTTGATTTGCGAACTCATGTTCTGTCACGTAGCGTTTGCTACCATCACGGTACTCAATACAGTATTCTCTTAGGAATCCAATAACCGTACTGCTTTTTACAGTTACCGGATAAACTTCCCCATTATAGGAGAGATTTACTTTGTCGCCCTTCTTATATTTTGCAAGGGGAACTTCTACTGCCTTAGTTTCTTCTTCTGTTTTGGGATCCATTTTTTTCTCTTTTAGGGTTTGAAATACTATTGGTAAATAAGAGGCAATTTCTATCTTTTAGATTTTTAACGTTTCAAGCCTCCTCGATATAAAGGTCGTTCTTATCCCAACCTTCTCTTGACACGAGGTCATCAACCGCCTTTTCTGCTAGCTCCCTGGAGATGCTTGATGCATCCTTGCGGGTGCACATTGGATAATCAAGCACCTTAGAGCGTACAACAAAAATGGTGGTGACGGTAGGGAATTCAGTTTGTGTGTTATGTGTAGTCATCTGGTTATCTTAGCACCACGTTTTGACTTGGCAAGAGATAGGCCATAACAAAAAAAACCCAGGCTTAAACCCCTGGGTTTTTAAACATATTCTATTGTTATTAGCCGTCGTTGGAAACCAAAGTGGCCTGCGCTTTTTCTTGAAGTTCAAGTGCTTCCGCGTTCATCTTCTCGACCATTTCGTTGTAGCCCTTGATATATTCCTTGGTGACCGTGATATACCCGCTAACAGGGTCTGCTTCGAGACGCATTGCCCTGAAGTGGTCAATTATATTCGTCCCCGTAAGAAGGGACAACTGAATAAGTTCCCTGACCATCAAAATTGCGTCATCGCTCAACTTCAAAACTTTATTTTCTTCTTCTTGCATGTTTATTTCCTTTAGATTTCTTTATTCTATGCCGTCACATTTTCTTTGTATGAAATTCCTGAATGAGTTCCATGCAAAGGTTGTCGAGTTTCTCCATGTTAGGAGCCTTTGGAAGTATTATAGACGTTTGAGCGAGTTTTGCAATCTCTTTCTCTTGTTTGTCCGCCCATTCAATCGTTTGTTCATATGTCCAAGTCCCGTGGTTTTTAATTCCAAGCAATTCTTCACGGTCGTCAACACGCTTCACAATTACTTTGCCCGTCTCAATAATCTCCTTGCACATCTTCAACAAACGTACAAGGTGAGAAGCGTGCTTTAGGTCAAACCCATGCTTGGCCTCTATAGCTGCGCGCTTGGGGTTACGGTGAGCCAGCCAGTGCTGGTAAGAATCCCACTCTTCCTTCTTGGCTTTGTAGGAACGCTCTTTCTTTAGAATTTCAATAAAATTATCGTCAAATCCCAAAGTCCTACCCGTTTGCACCCAAACGTCATCCGTCGTTAAAGACATCTCGGCAAAAAAGTTTGCGATGTTCGACTTAAGGGAGATTCGATCTGCCTCTTCAATCACATCCCAATTGAAATCAAAAGACTCGATTTTCTTTTGAACTTCCACAAGAGCAGCACCAAGCTGTTCAGATGGAATCCTTGATTTTTCATCAAGACCAAAGTCTTTACGACAAGGTGGTACCAAAGGTGGGTTTTTAAGCCACTTGTAGTGACTGTTGATCCTGCCAAGTTGACTTTTTGCATAACCAGCGAACGTGTGGCGAGCCTTCAAAGAAAGAAAGGTGTCACGGTTATCAATAATCTTTTGACCGAGCGGAGAAACAAATATATGCTCTGCTGGGTCAGTGAATAAAATTTCAATGATATTCGGGTTACACTGACTTGCTAGCTTAAAAAACTTTTTAATTTCAAAGATAGACAGGTCGTAAGGTTCACGACCCTCTGCTTGCTCAAAACTCTTAGAAAAACCAAGGTAGTGATCAAGAGGTGCAATTAAAACACCCTTGACGTCAATATCTGATGTTTCTGTTGCCAGACCGTATGCATGTGACCCATGCAGGGCTGCAAAGATTGTATTAGACTCCACAAAAGGAATAGAACCTTTGTAGATTTCGTTTAGTTGTGGAATTTTAATAGTCATATTTCTCTTTGAACGTTATAGCTTGTTTTTCTGACTTAGCAAGAGAGGAAGTTTGTTATTTTTGCCATGTTTTTGTGAAGTTATAAAAAATATTTGATAATTCTTCTTCTGATACCTTGCTTAAGTCGGTTTTTTTAACTGAAATTATTGATTTCTGCCCTACTTCTCCCTCCTCCTCACCCACTTCAGTTTGGTACCACTTTTGCATCTCATCCCAATCACTCTTCCCCATAGATTTTTTAAAATGGAGAAATTTTTCTTCCGCTTCAAAATCTTTCTTCTTTTGCTCCAAATTTTTCTTATCTTGCTCCTTTTTTGCGTAGTGCGCTTCGTTTCGCTTTTTTATATCCTCCCGAATAGCAAGTTTCGCTGCTTCGTCCACCGCCAAAGAGGCTTCATCCACCTCTAGTGAGGCTGCCAATTTGTCTGAGTGTTGCTTTTCTTGCTCTTTTCTTATCCTATCATCTTCTTTGAACTTTATTACATCCGCCTGGCGTCCTTCGGTGTACTCTACAACAAAGTTTGAAAATTCCTCTGTGTACAAAGAAGGGGGTTTTCCTTTTTGTTCTTCTTGTTCTTTTCGCGTTTCTTCAATTGCTTCATTGATAGCAGTCTTCTGTGTTTTCTTTGCGTCTCGCTCTTCTTTGTTTTTTCGCGTTTCTGCGTGGTATGGGATGATTTCTCCTCCTCGCTCAACGACGATCTGGAAACCGTTAAGCGACTTGGGTAGTTCTTTGGCGAGCATTGCTCCTTTAGGAAGCGTGACGAGAATTCCACGCGTATAGTCATCCGATATAGAGTATGTGACATCTGAATTCAACAAAATATCGGAAAGCGCCTCGATGGTCTCCTCGACGCGGACTTTCTCTGAATCTTCTAAATCTTCTGACTCGGCATAATACTGTTGTTTCTTTAGTTCACTCAAGGCGGAAGCGGCAAATGCGGCGGCAGCCTCATCAATTTCTTTCTCTCCCTTTATTCCCGCTTCTTTCATTATGTTGTCATTGTGGACTCCAAGCAAACCATATCCAACAATATCTGAGTAAGGAGATTCAGCAAAGGCATCTTTATTTGTGGCGATTCTTTTGAGTTTATCGAAAATTCGGATTATCGCCAACATGTCTGTATACTTGTCTGGTGGTACGCCAAACGGAAAGAGAAGTCTTAGAAAATCTCCTGCCTGAGCGAAGCTGTCTCCGTAGGCTTTATTTTTTTCATCAACTAATGAACCAATCTTGGTTGCTAATTTTTCAAATTTTCCTGGTGTGTTGCTCATTTTAACTTTCTGAAACCTGCGGCTTCTCTGTCCTTGCAGAGTAGCACACTTACAAAGATTGTCCAGTAGGTTATGTTTTTCTTTACACAACCTGGCAAGTCACCTAAAGTCTATAGAGTATGGTTGGTTTAACATTTTCTACTCTAAAAAAACGAGACAACTTTCTAAAGTTCAAAAATAGAATCTTGGGTGGCAAGACTTTTGAAATTATCAAAACCAAGAAAACATTTTACGGTAATGACACGGTTATCATTGAGCAAGAACAAGATTTAATCGAAGCCTTTGAAAAAGTATATAATGACTACGATTTTTCTCACTTTAAAAAATGGTCTATTGGTGGACAAATTATACTGCCAATAAGAAGAGATAGCTATATTTCAAATAGATTTATAAGTTCTGGACACTTACAGAAGACAAAGGAATTTGGCAGCAAACATACGGAAGACTTATATTCGAGAGAACAATTGGAGCTTAACTCGCTTAGAAGGGAACTTAAGAAACTAACTGTTCTTGGAGCTTATCCTGTCTCGATCATGATTAAGTCTTTGTCCAATAAAGTTTCTTGGATACACGATGTTGTAGATGCAAGAATTTCTTTGGGAGCACGGGGAAACCCGCCAAAATCTGACTTTGAACTTTTAAACAAGAAAAACGAAGTTCTTTGTAGAATTTCTCACAAGTTTGGAACGGCACCAAATCATTTTAGGCAATGGTCAGGTACAAGAGAAATATTGACAAACTCAGAAATTACCTACTTTGGGGAACAACTTAAAGCTGAGCTTTCTATGTTATCCTTATTTGAAGACAACACTTCCCGGTTTCCCAGTTATACCTTTGGTAGACTCATAGAAGATGAGTCTCTGAAAAGGTATGCTTTATTCGGGAATAAAAATGAAGTTGACTTAATTGTTCAGGGCAAAATTTCTTTTGTTCCCTGCGCAACCTCAGATACTTTTTCTAATAATTCTTCTACGACCTCAGTGACCCTACAAGCCTCTCTAGTCGTTCACAAGAATGACTCGATAGAAGACCTACCAGATGGTTACCAGCCAGCCATAATGGCCTTTACGGGCTGCGACAGGGCTGCTTTTGGTATTCCAGGGTGCAGACTGGCCATTTATCCACAAGCGGGCAGGAAGATTACTAAGAATATAAAGTAAAGAGAATATTTAGAGGCTATGTCAGCTAACCCTATTCTTGAGAACTTGCTCCAAATCTTAATTAAAGAAGAACTTGAGGAAATGGCTATTGGCCAATTCAATTGAATTGGAGACTTTGATAAAGCTTACGGTTTTAAGAATAAAGTTGACAGAAAGATTTTAACCTCTGACCGTGGAGTTGAAAAAATAAAGAGACAGTGGCAGAAGACATCACATGAGTTCGACATGTGGTTTGTCAATGACAAGCGCGTGAAGAGTTCCGAATTTTTCGAGGTTGGCGAAGTTGATATAAATTATGTTCGTAACAAAATGCAGTTGACGGTAGAAGAATTTCCAGATCCGAACCCGAATGCAATTACAATTATCTTCACAAATAATACAGGTGACAGAAGGTATATGGCTTCTGGCTGGATTCTTGCTCATCGACTTGGCCACGCCCTAAGAGCAGGAAGGGGCGCAACGTCAGATTCTTGGGGTTCTTATATTGAAGATCTTACAAACATGTTTAAAACCATACTAAAAGATGTTTATGAAATTAACTTAACTGGAAGAAGCAGCTACAGAAATGGAAACAACAACACCTTGTTTGATCAGAACTCACAAAAGATTCTCTTAAACTTTGCTCACCAAATGGGAAGCCAGAAGTCAAGCAGAGATGCAAATCTTAGGAATTGGTATGAGTTTGCCTATGAACTATTTGCTTAGTATTTGTTAACGGGTAAAATAAAGTTAAATCCGTTACCTGATGATGTTGTACGTCAAGTAACGGATCGTGGGCAGAAATATAGAGGAGGAGTGAAGTCACCGGAAACGCGTGAGATGTATAACAATCATGACCTTGACTACTATGCTGGTAACGTCGAATCTTTTATTGAAAATACACTAGACTCAGCCGTTGGCGCCATCTTCGTTATGTGACACCTATTGTTGTTCTCTTTTATTAATTTGACGTCTATACTCTACTGGGTCTGTTAAAAGCAACATTTGGCTTTTAATGGCTTCTTCTTTATTTTTAGACCATCCCAGCGGAATTTTCATAAGGTATTGTGGAATGCTTACTATAAATTGAATAACCTTTATAAAAAACAAAATGGGCCAAAACAAAATAGTTGCTAAGAATATATCTTCGTACAAACTTCCCCTAAAAACAATTTTTTTGATATAAGCTTCTCGCAAACATGCTGCTTGGGGTGCATCAAATCGTTCCAATGCTTCTTCAATTTGCTCTACTCTTTCTTTCGCAATAAGTTCAGTTAACACTTGATACATCATAAATGTTCCAATAAAATAAATTGAAGTTAAAAAACAAATTAATAATAATGTCATTTTACGTGCACTTCCTGGTACGCCTTGATTGTTTCTGGGTAGAGGTCTTCAAGGATTTTCAGCATGGCCTTGGCGACTACCTGAATCTCCTCTTGGGCGCCTTCGTGAGTTCTAAGGCCAATAAATTTCAAGATGTTGTTTAGGTTAGCAGTTGCATAATATTCTGTATAAAGATTCTGCGGCAAGACTCCTCTTGCTTGCTCCCTACACACTCCAGCAAGAATGAGTTTGTTATAGAGAAACACAGACTCTGCGTGGTGCTCTGCCATTAACTCCGAGGCTTGCTTAGGAAACTGTTCGCAATCTTCATTGCTCAGGTAAACAAAGATCGTCGGGTCAACCAGGTCGTTAGAGTTACTGGCCTGCCTATTGCTGACGTGCTGAGTTCGAAACAATTTCGGCGAGAAGAACTCAAGATTTTCCTGGGTGTATCTACGGGAAATTTCATTATAAGCCCACGTGCGGTGTCTGTGGTGTTGCGACCTCACGTAGAGAGGAACCTTGATTCTGAAAGTAACTGAGCAGTGTTCCAGAGTTGAGGTGTGGTTATGTTTAATCAGATATCTGATTAATTTTTTATCTTTATCGTCAAGAGTATCTTTGTGACCACCAAAGCTAACTCTTGCAGAGTTTACGATAGTTAAATCTGTCCCCATACTCTCAACAAGAGAAACTGATCCAATGCCATCTCCATATAAATTAATTGTCGTGTTTGCCATGTTTGTCATGTTTGTCATAAAACCTTTGTTTAATTTCCGTGACTTGCTTTATTTTATCAAAAAATGATAAGAATTCTTCAAGCAATTCTTCCTTGTTTGCATCTTTTTGAAGAGTTTCTAATTTTTGATTATATAAACAAGCCATTTTTACAATATTATTTTCTTTGAGTATTGTTATATCAATACTCATAAAAGAATCACTGTAAGAAGAATCATTGTAAAAATACCAGTCTATTAAAACTCCATTATAATCATCTTCTAAGAAGATAGCTGGAAATGGCAGTCCTGTTTTATTTACTGCGTTATCTACGAAATTCAAGACTTCTTCGATAAAATCTTTTGGATCGGTGTGCCAATAATCCGATTCTTTTTCTAGTGCTTCTAATCTGAGTAAAAAGTTTGATCGACTTCGTATTTTAATCATGTGTCGTCTCCATCAATTGGGAGACTTTCGACCATTACGATCTTGCCAAAGTATTCTTTTCCAAAATTTTCCTCAACCAAATAATCAACCTTGCAAGGTCGAGCACTTGAGATGGCTTTATTTAGGGCCTTCTGGAGACGCAGCAAACCATCTCTGGTGCCAATAACAACTCTACCTTCTGAGTAGAAACCAAGATTCTCTTTGTATTTCATAACTTTGCTTCCTCTACAATTTTGATTGTTGCGATTTCTTCCTTGAGTAACAAATACCCAACGAATGCCATTTTTCCGTTTTTCTTCTTTAGAGCATCAAACTCAAGAATTTCGATGTTACCTGCAACGGTGTCTTTCCTGATGACATAGCCGGATAATGTCATCGTACGAATATCTTCCACATCAAGTCTTTGATATGTCGTGTTTTTATGCTCACTAATAATTCCAATCGTTTTTGGATCTTTAATTGTGATTATAATATGATCGCCTGAAACAATCTCTTTCCAAGCTACTTCAAAATCTTTTACCGACTTTGGTTTAAACCATGAACGCCACAAAGATAAGATCCAAGCCAAAATTTTCATCATGAGTGAAATATAGCTTGGATCTGTAGTGCAGTCAAGAACTGTTTAGGCTGAAGAAGGTTTATCCCCTGACCAAATCTTGGTTTGCTGTGGCTTCATGTCTATATCAAAAGGAGAGCCAGTCTGGTTAATACTTTTCTTGTCACTAGCAACGCCTGAGACAGCCCCGGAGCCAATGGCATTAAATTCATCAAGAGCAATTTCTTCCTCGATGATTTCTTTTAGTAGTGAATATAATTTATGTTTAGAGTTTGAGGCCATAATCGAGTACCACTATCTTTCCGCTGTTTGTTGTTCCAAAATGATCATATCTGTCAATATCATTAATTCCATACTTTGAGGCAAGAGTGAAGACTACATTTAAAAGCTTCAATCCTTCTGGGGTTGTTTTTTTATAAGCTTCCGAGAACCAATGCCATCTCATCGAGGTTTTTATTGTTGCTTCAAAACCTTCCTTGGTTGGTTCATTTTTTTCTGCCTGAATTAAAAAAGCTCCTAATTGTTGGTCTCCAAAACCAATTATCTTTGTAAATTCGTCCTCTGACCAAGTTTTGACTTTTTCCATAACAAGCCATTCATAGTTTGGGTCGAAGTCAAATATTTTCGCAAATAAACCAGACTTGCAAAATTTATTGCAAATTGTTATCTCTTGTTTATTTTGCACTAACCCAGAATTTCCGTCTGCTATTTTGAGGACATTCCCGTTTTCTAGGTCAAAAACAAAACGAGAAGAGCCTTGTCCAAGGTACTTCCCGTTTTTACTTGCGTACTCAGCTTTGTTAATAGATTGCTTAAACTCTTCAAAGTTTATTTCTTCTACGATAAGTCTTGAGATTAGATTTGCTAAGAGATTCATTATTATCTCTTAGTAAATATCCTTACTCTTGAATAATACTCTTAAGTTCCTCCAAGGCTTGTTCGGCACTCTTATAAAGAATTACAATCCCACCAGCCTCAGCAAACTTATTTGTATACTTTCTGCGGTCATCAATCAGGATTGAAGTAGGTGTGGCATAAGTGTGTTTATTCTTTTCACAGATAAACATATTAAACAAACCTGAGAAGTTATTAAAGGCCCACTGTTCCTTCTCTCTGGCACATCTCATAACGTCACCATCGATAGGTGCCGTGAGAATATGCGGGAGATTACCTGTGAGTGCGTGAGTACCTCTGAAAAGGTCATGGGCACCTGGCATTACTGGAAGATTCAGAAAGAAATTTGCTTCTCCTGCAATTGAATATTTAATGTTCTGAATTTCATTAAAGTTGCGTTTGAACTCTTTTCTTTTTGGATCTGTTTGATGGCCTGCCAAGCGAGACTTGATCTCGTCGTGACCGAGACCAAGAAATTCCTGGAAGTATGAGCTAATCAAAACATCCTGAAAGGCTTGTTTGGTCCGAAGGGAAGGATTTTCCGATAGGATGCCCGCGTCGAAGTCTGCCAAAACTCCATCGCTGTCAAGATATACCTGGTATTTTTTATTGGTCATTTGCTAATTACTCCTTTATCCAAATCCAAAACATTTTTTCCTAATCCTTTGCGACGCTCAAATGTAGGTGAACGCCATCCCTCTTTAGCTGCGCGAATAACCCACTTGGGAAATGTTGCTACCCACGAATCCGCAATCTCTTCAGCTTTCAACAATGCCGTAAGTTCATTTTTATACCTACGCGACTTTTTCATCACAAAACTATTTCGCCAGTCAAAGAATGTAGCGGTAGTCTGGAAAGTGCCATCTGAGTAAGCATAACTGCGCAACTGGACGTAGGCGTCAAGCGAGCACATGTAGGAATTTGGGGATGGGAACACTGACACAGTAGTAATCCTTGGCAGATAGGTAAGACCTCCATTATTCCAAACATATTTTGTACCTTTGGGACCAAAATAAGGAAGAAAATTTCTATTATCAACCTTTACCTCTGTTTTAACGTTCTTCATATCTGGAAGCCTAGCACACTCCAACAAAGTAGCAAGTTTCTATTATAAGAAGCAAGAAAGAGTTATTTGTCTTGTCTCACGCTTTTCATCAAGAAGTGCGTCTATTTTATCCTCTATACTTTCCTTACACATGATATAAAAAGCGTTAACTGGCTTCGTTTGTAGAAACCTGTGGACTCTACCTGTGCGCTGGTCAAGTTTTGAAGGGTTCCAGGGTAGTTCAATGTGTACCACATTATTGGCGACCACCTGTAGCCCGTCAAGCCCAACGCCACCAGCGTCCGAAGAGAAGAATATCTGAATATCAGGGTCGGTTTTAAACAACGTTACATTTTCATCGCGCTTTTTTGCAGACTCTTCTCCAGTGAAGAACACATATTTTATTCCAAGAGAATCTGCAACTCTCTTGGCGATCTTTAGATGCCTCGTCCACTCAGAAAAGACTACAATTTTTTCTTTATCGTTTATGCAAATTTTCTTTAGGAGGGTTTCAAACTCTTTCATTTTATTCGACAAAGGAGGAATAACTGTTGGAGGAACTTTGTCCACAAGTTCTTCGGATTGTGCTGCCTGTCTTGTTTTCAAAAGATAACCTTGTAGAGCTGCTTTTTCGCCAAAGGTAAGTGAACCACTCATTGACTTTGCAATCAGTATTTTTGCTTGTTCATAATTTTGCTCATGAAGTGCCTTTTGCTTTTCATTCATTGTTACTACAATTTTTGTGTGAGTGATACCTGGAAGCTTTAAGGAATTATAAAAAAAGATATAATCTTTGAGCTGTTCTTTGAGTTTTTCAAGATTTTTAACGCCCGAGTAAATAATTTTTGTTTTTGTAGAAGAAGTAATATTTTGATACTTTAAATTAAACTTCCACCTTGCGCCAACAGCCAAAGGATTGACAATTTGCATAATCGAATACAAGTCATCAAGACGGTTTTCAATTACGGTTCCAGATAAACCATAGAAATATTCTGACTTGATTTGAGAAATACCTTTCCAAGTTTTAGTGTCACCGTTCTTAACGAACTGAATCTCATCCACGATAACCATGTCGAACTTTATCTTTTTGAGAATATCGATATATTTTGTAGCGTATTGGTAAGTTACAATAAAAGGGCCAGGCTCAGTCTTGAGTTTTTCAAACTTATCTGGCTTGTCAATTAAAAGTGCAGTAAGTCCAGTAGCTCTCTTGATTTCAGAGGACCACTGAATGCACAAAGATTTTGGTGCAATGACAAGCATTGTTGCGTCTTTTTTGACTGTTTTTAGGTGAGCATAACAAGCAATAGAGAGCAGAGTTTTGCCTCCACCAACTACAATTGAACAAATAGATCGTTTTGCATTGAGCATCTTTTGAAAGATTACTTCCTGATAGTCAAACAAGGTTAGATTGTTCAATAGTCCTGCCGAGGAAAAAACTTTTGGTGCTTTGATTTTTAGGGAAACTTTCTTTGTATTCCAGGCAGCGTAAGCTTTCCAGTTTTCTGTAATGGCGGGAATCTTGCCAATTACAACTTGAGATCCTTGGTGCGGATCCCAGAAAAGAGCGCCTTTTCTATAAAGTCTTATAGACATCGGAATTTGCACTCTTGCAAAAGACAAAGCTTTCTTAAAGGCAGAGACATCTGCATATTGTTCATTCCAACCCTGTTTCTCAAGCCCGTCAAAAGCTGCCAGGTGTCTGCACCAACCTGATTCTTCTTCAAAGAACTGATCGCAATTGCAAACTTTCTTTGAATACAAGCCATCGAATATTTCGATTATATTCTTCTTGTGTTTTCCATCAACAACCTCAATTGTCATCCACTCTTTGGTTGGGTCTTGTGGAAGAAGATTAAATGAAAACTTACGTCCAGCAGCAAGTTCGGACATTTCTCTCTTTGAAATGTCCGGTCCAGGTGATTCAATTTTTGGTAATTTGTGTTTTTTCTCAAGTGTTTGAGGCAAGCAAATGCATGACGTCATAACCTTTAATCTTACTTGTTTTTACAGGAAAAGTCAAGATTTTCTTATATTTTTACTTTCTTTAATAGAATACAAGTCTTCTTTTGACATACCTGTGTAAAGCCTGCAAAATTCTTTAACAAAGTTCCCGGCTTTTTCATAGGCTTCATTCTCATAAGGTGTGTTGATATCTCCAAGGATATCGTTTGGGTCAATCTTAGGAAGTTCAATATCTAACATCCCAGTTTCTTTTTGCTTGGCATGAACAAGTTCGTGCGCGACCGTACGAAGCACGTCAACCACAAGACGATTTGATAAAAGAACATGAATTTCGTTACCATCAATATCAAATGATCCCGTTGTCATCCCTTCTGCTTTCTTGGAGTAGAAAATTAGAGAAGGGAATGACTTCAGGATCAATTTTTTTTGACAAAACGTAATGAAATCTTTCAAAAGTCGCAAACTGGAGTCTGCTGGTCGTTTTTCAAATCTTATTTTTACATCTTGCATCTGAGTAAATAGGGCAAATTACTTATCCCTCACAGAAAGTACACTCTGAAAGCTCTCTCTTGTATTCTTTCGATCCAGAATCAGATTTAAGCACGCTTGCTGAACGACAGTAGTATAGACCTTTCAAGTTTGACTTGAAAGCTTCCATATGAACTGCATTGAAGTATTTTGCATCTACGTTAGCTGGGAAGAAAAGATTTATTGACTGTCCTTGGTCAATATACTTTTGACGCGCAGCGGCAAGCTTCACAATAGAATATTGATTAATTTCTCTTGCAGTTTCGAACACAGCCTTTTGTTCTTTTGTCAAGAAGTCAAGATGAGAAACGCTTCCTTGATTTTCTGTAGCAATTGTCTTCCAAATGTCATCAGTGTTTTTGTTTAAATCAATCAATAGGTCTTCAAGTTGTTTATTTTTTCTAATAAACGTTCCCTTAGCGCTCTTCAAAACATATGCGTTAGCAGTTATTGGTTCAATGCCCGAAGAATGACCTCCAGAGATAATAGAGTTGCTTACGGTTGGAGCGACTGCCAAGGTGTGCGTGTTTCGTCTACCGTGACCTTTGCACCATTCAGGTTCGCCATAAACTTCTGCTAGTTCTTTTGTGGCTGCATCCGCTTTTGTTCTAATATTTTTAAAGATACTGTTGTTCAAAAGATAAGCTTCCATTGAGTCAAAAGCCATGTTTTTGGACTGAAGAAGAGTATGAAACCCGAGAACTCCAAGCCCAAGTGCGCGGGACTTCTCAGCGAATCTTACGGAATTTGCAAAACCTGGAAGGTCTTTTGCACGATCGATAAACTCTTGCATAATTCCGTCTAGGAACCAGATTGAAAGTTCAACAAGATCTGTGTCCTTCCATTCATCCCACCTTGCTAAATTCACAGAGGACAAGCAACAAACGAACGTGTGAGAAGCGTCTGTGTGTAAGTAAATTTCATTGCAAATGTTTGAACCTTGCACAAGAAGACCTTTGTCTTTATAGCAATCTGGATTCTGACGATTTACATTGTCTGTGAAAAACATGTAGGGTTCGCCAGTTTCAAGCCTAGCCTTAAGAACTTCCTTCCAACGCCTTCGTGCTTCTTTATCCTTGTTTTTTAACTTATCCATAAATGAATCAGAAATACAAACGGAGTGATGTAGATTTGTGCACTGGCGATTTGGATCTCCGGTGGGCTTTCTCATATTGATGAATTCATCAAAGTCACCATGTTCAATATCGAGATAAGCAGCAGCAGCACCTCTACGAACACCACCCTGTGAAACACCAGTCACGGTAGAGTCAAGGATTTTCATAAAAGGAATCACACCGTCAGATTCACCATTTTGAGAAATCTTAGATTTCCTTGGTCTTACTGCATTCCAGTGAGTTCCTACGCCGCCACCATTTTTACTTAACATTGCTACTTCATGCATCGAAGTCATGATTCCATCAACACTATCCGAAATGGAATTTGAGAAACAGGAAATTGGTAATCCCCTGGTTGTTCCTGTGTTTGACAGAACTGGTGATGCTGGTCCAAGCCAGTTTTTCCACATGATATCAAAAAATTTTGCAGCCATTTCTGGTTTTTTAAGTCTGCCTGCACTTGCGTTTGCAACCCGCAAGTACATGTCTTTTGGTGTTTCATCTTTCAATAGATAACTTCCTGAAAGAGTTTTAAATCCTTCGTCCGTCATCCACTCAGGCGCGTCTCCTGATAATTTTAGTTCATTTAAATTCATATTTCTCTCTTTAGGGTTAATTTCAATCTTCGTCGCCAAAAATGTCATCATCAAAAGTAACAACACCTTTTGAGTAAGACGATACGCGTTGGTTGAAGAAGTCAGTATGTTCTACCCCTGCCGCCAAAAAGTCAAACCATTCCATTCGCTTTAAAGCTTCTTGGTCAAGATTCTTCCAGTTCATTTTCATTCCAAGCTCACCAAGTTTTTGATTTGCCCTGGAACGGATGAAAACTTTAAGGTCTTTTGGATCAAGACCTTCTAAAATACCACCCTCAAAGACTTTATCAATAAAGTCGTCTTCTAGTGACACTGTGTCACGGGCTGCTTGGTAAATTTCTTTCTTAAGTTCATCATCCCAAATTTCTTGGTTTTCTTGAATAAATTTACGGAACAACCAACAACCAGCAGAAGAATGTACGCAATTACCAGCAATGAAGACTGAATCTTGGTACCTTACAACAATAGCGCCACTTGGTACTGTAACGCAGCGAACTTTACCTTCATATTGTTCTGTCGTTTTTTTAGTAGAACCTAATCTTTTTTCATTCATTTTATGAATGAAAAGCCTGTGAACATCGGAAAATGCATTTGATCTATCATCAACTTGTATTGATTTTGTAGCCCAATAATTTCCAAGAGAACATACAGCTTGCACCTTGTCAACATTTTTTTCATCAACACAAGAATAATATGTGTAATTCCCAGAATTTTTAGAATTCGGCGTGTGACCATCCCACTGCGCTATCTCAAAAACAAATTCTTCTACCCAGGAAGTTGAAATTTTAGACAAATCAATCCAATCAAAAGTCTTGTCAATTCCAAGACTTACAGGAACGTTGACAGAGAAAAGTTTTTGATCTTTTTTGTTTTTAACTGCCACTCTTTGAGTTTCTGTAAAACTAAAGCCGCAATCTTTAACAATTTTTCTAAATCTTTCAATTTTTCTTTCTTTAGCAAAAGAAAATTTAACTGGAATTGTTTTTGAGCGGACACCAGTATATCTTTTGGATATATGTCCATCTGCTTGAGTCATTATTCTGAATTGTTCGATGCTTGTTACCGAGGTTTTTTCTCCAATACTTCCTCCTGAGACAGGAATTTTTCTCTTGGTGTTAATGTTTAAATCTTTTGACTTCTGCTTACTCCAAGATTTTTGATGCTCCCATTTTGAAATCATGTCATGATTGGGGGTTGTCAAGGCATTAAAGGCTAATTTCTCTCCTGAGAAACGAATCATTTCGCCATTATAGTCTTGTTCTACAACCCTAGAAGGGTTAACAAAGTTAATCTGGCCATCTTCCATATTGTATTGAGCAACGATATCACTTGTTGATATTTTTGACAAGTCAACCCAGCCAGAAGGTGTTAAAATTTCCGTTCCCTCTCCGTAGCACTCGTCGCGAATTGACCAGCTAATTATTTGCCCAATTCCCTTTAGTTTATTGTACCTAGAAAAGTTTAACAAGACAGCAAAGTTTGAAAAAAGCGAAACACCTTCTGTAAACCCAGAAAAGATTGCTAGAGACTTTGCAATCAATTTTTTATTTTCACTACTCTCAGTAAAATTAGCCCCTAGATTAGCATCAACTAGCCTATCAATTTTGGCCTTTGCAGTCGGTTCTGCTAGAAAAGAATCATAGTCGTCAATAGCCAAGGATTCGTTAAGGTGCGCATATGCGTGCGTGTGTAAACTTTCAAAGGCACCAAACGTTACTGCCATCATAGAAATTTCTGGATGCGGGAACCATTTAGCAACCTTACCACTCCAATACTCACTTACGTGGATTTCAGACTGAATAAAACCCTTGAGGGTTCCACCAATAACTGCTTTTTCATGATCTGAAAGCTTTGTTTTCCAGTCTGTAACATCTGCGCTCATTGGAACTTCTGTTGCTAACCAGTGAGCCTGTTGTTGTTTAAGCCAAAAATCAAAGCATTCTGGATACAAGAAAGGTTTATAAGTTGCTCTGCCCTTTAATAGGGACGATGGTACGGTTACCGAAACAGTTTTTGTTAAAGGTTGCTGTGGTGTCATGTGTTAATTTCTAAATACTAAGATTCAAGTTGCTTTTTCTAGCTTAATCGCCTCTTCATTTGCGCGATTTTTGTAAAGAGCCCTTATTGCATCAATTGGTGAAAGTTTTGCACCAGATTTGGAAGAGGTATTTTTCTGACCATATACATTTCTACCATTACTTTCATCTGTTGGCATCATAAGGTCAATTTCATCTTGTGTAAGAACTCTAAGACGTGATTGGGCAGTGTCGATGTGGACTTGATACTTGATACCATCCATACCAGCACGATTTTTTGCAACAAACAAAGAACCCATGCCAGTTGCCTTAAGTTCTGCCTTACGATGAAACCCAAGAATAACGTCACAGGCGTGAGACTGCCCATAGGACTCAGCCATATTGGTCATGTCAACGAAGTCTGCGCTGGCAGCTTCTTTGTTGGATTGTGTTGCCGTCCACACTGGGACATCAAGCTCTTGGGCAAACCCGCGAAGCTCTTCGAAAATTCTCTGAAGTTCCATTCTAGGAAGGTCATATTTTTCCGTTGACCTCATAATTCCAGAATAGTCTACAAGAACCAAGTCAGGCTTAAATCCGGTCAACGCCAACCTCTCGATGTGGTTTCTCAAGGTTACAACAGTTGCTGACCTGGTTGGAAACTCTTTAATAATAAGTTTACCAAGAATATCTTTGTTGTCCTCGTACATCTTTTGTACTTTTTCAATATTACTGGAGCACTCCAAGGAATTGATACCGCAAAGATAGGAGTCATATCTAACTCCAACACTTCTTTCTCTAAGTTCAAAAGAATAATGAACGACATTCTTACCTTGCAAAAGTGCCTCAGCGCCAAATTGTGTAAGAATGTGAGACTTGCCGTGTCCCGAAAGAGCAATGACCGTTCCAATTTCCCCAGCACCCAAACCACCATTTAAGATAGTTCTATCGTCAAGAGCTGGAATTCCAGTTTTAATTGCATGTCTGAAAGATTCACTATATCTGGCTGCAATATCTGTCTCAAGAGAGAGACCCGTATTTGTGGCCATTCCGGCTGCCAGGGCTTCCTTAATGACCGTTACAACACGATCGTAGTTATCCGTGGCAATGAGGTGAACAGACTTTTCTAGGGCAATCTCAAGCGATTTTCGCTTGCAGAAATCAAGTGACTTTTCCTTAACGTAAGGCAAGTCGCCAAGATTTTCATTTTTCATGACTTTAATCAGGAAAGCTTGGATTTGTTGTCTGATTAATAGATCTTTATCTGTCTTTAGGTCGTCAACGATGAGAGTTTTAAGAAGTTCCATTGATGGGAACTCTTTAAACGACTTTTGGTAGGACAGATATCTGTCTGCAACTAATCTTAGGTAGGCATACTGGAAGTATTGTACATTTACAACTTCAGCAAATTGTGCTGCCCACACTCTGTCCATAATCATGGCCTGGACAATTTTTTCTTGAAACGACTTATCAAATGTGAAATAAACTTCTTCGCTAACTGCGTCCTGGTTATTTTGGGACATAGTTCTCCTTATGTTAAAATGTTGTTATTATATGAATAAATGCACTGTTACTAAAACAACGACCATCTTTAGGTTTGTTTAAAGATGGTAGCTGACGAGTAAAATCTAAAATTATTTTTAGTTTATATTAGTGTTGTTTTGAACTGAAGGGAAATGCGGTCAAAATCAAGATCGGTAGAAATTTTGGCATCCATGAAAGTTCTAATTAAACCGAGCTTGTTCATTTCTGGCTTAAAGTTGTCAATGGTATAGTTGACTTTATCTTGCTGTTGGCTTGCTAGGTTAGACATACTAAAGTACATGAGTTTCCAATTCCTGTAAACAGTTTCCTTATTTTTGGCAATTTCGGAATATACTTTGATTTTTGTTCCCTCGGCAACTTTTTCTTCTGCTAGTTGTATTAATTTCTCTGGAAGAATGTCCTCGGTGATACTAGAGAGACTTGGGAAACGTTTTATTGCAGTTTTAAAACCCATTCCGTCAATTCCATTAATGTTATCGCTTGGATCGCCAGCAATCGCCTTGGCAAGACAAAAGTTTCTTGCAGAGATGCCATATTTTGTTAAAACTGTTTCGGCATCAACCAAGACATGTTTGGCTGGATCATAAATTTGAACTGTGGGGTCTTCAAGCAACTGGTAAAAGTCTTTGTCAGACGAGATGATTATTTTCTTTCCAGCTCTTGTAAGAAGTTTTCCCTTGCAGAGATATGCAATAATATCATCACATTCTGTCTCTGGAAGGTAAACTTGACAAACTGGAACTTGTTTTAAGACTTGAGACAAAAGATGTAGCTGTTTAATGCGGTTTTCGTCATCGTCCATAAGCCAAGGCTTGTGAGTTTCCGATGCATCCTTGTTAATTTGCTTAAAGGTAGTTTTATCTTTGGCGCGATTTGCCTTGTAGCCCTCGAACAAGGCTTTCCTTCGAGGCGATCCACCGCCTTGCTCCCAGACAACAATTACTTGCTGTGGTAGAAAATCGGCTGTGAGTCTGGCAATAGACTTAAAAAATCCTACAACTCCCCCAACAGGATCTCCAGAATAGTTTACTGCTCCATTCGCACAAAACGACCGAATGAAAATATTCATTCCATCAACGATGATGGTAGGACGTTCTGCAAGTTTATTTGGGTCAAAAACAAAGCGGGAAGATGAAGTTGGAGAAGTCATAGGATTCTTTCTATTTTATTAAACGGCTTTTAAGCCGGTACTACCAAAACCTGCTGACCCTCGGTCCGTGGATGTCACCTCTGTAGTTTCCTCAAAAGAAACTTCATTGGCTGCACAAATGTTATAAACAATAATTTGCGCAATTCTGTCGCCTACATTAATTTTAAATGGTTCTTCTGCTGAATTGTGAAGAACTATTCCAATTTCACCACGATAGCTTGGGTCAATGATTCCCCCAATGGGGAAAATTCCTTTTGAAGCTAACCCGGAACGTCCCTCGACCTTCATAAAAACACTTACACCATTAATAGTGGTAGGCATATCTGCAAGTTGGAGACCAGTAGAAACTTTCTTTGTTTGACCATAAAAAATCTCAAGTGACTCGTTGGCACAGATGTCAAAACCAATATCTCCTCTTGTAATTGCCTTTGGAAGAGTCGCAGTCTCAGTCATCTTTTTAAATTTAATTGTATTACTCATGTTTCACTCTCCAGATTCTTCAGCTATTTGCGCCACTGCCCTAAGTTCTTCTTCAGATTCCTCATCAAATTCTGCTTCTGTTTGATGATCATCCTCATTTGGCTTGATAACATAAGCATCTTCCATCATGGCATCAACATACTTGGTATATTCTTTGTTATAAAGAACTTCCTTTCCGAAACCTTCTTTATAGAACTTTTTCTCGAAAAGAACCTCTCCAGTTTCTTTGTCGGCTCCTCTGAAAATCTTCCATGCTCCACCACCAGAAACGTTTACCATCACTCCGTCACAAAGAGTTGCTGGCTTCTTCTCATAATATTCTCTAAGATAGTCAAAAATGTTTTCATGCTCCACAATACCCTTTCCAAAGTGAATTTGGAAAGTGCACTCTCTGAATGGCTTAGAGGTTTTGTTTTTGATTGTCTTGGCTGTTACCTCGATGCCATAGGTATTTCCTTCTTTGTCAACAAGTGGTTTACCACCATTCAACTTTATTCTTACAGAAGCAGCATATGGAATTGCCATACCACCAGAAGTGACGTTAGGGTCGCCGAACATTGTGTTGTGTGATAAAAATCCATTACTAAAATAACAATGAGTGCCTTCTACTTCAAAGTCTGCAATTTCAATCATTTGGCCAGATTCAGTTATAGAAAAATCTTCCCAACCATCCAGTGTTCTTACTAAGAAATTTTCTTCGTTTTCAAACAAAACAGAAACCTCTTCGTACATTTCAACATTTGAATTTTTGACACGCACAAACAATTTATGATCTGGGGAGCATGAAAGTTGTCGAACATCAAGATGGTTTACCCTGACAATCATTTCTTGAGCATTCTGCTTTTTTACAATTTTGGTAATTTTTTTCCAAACTTCTTTGTTTTCTTCCAAGGAAAGAACTTCTACGTTTTGGACATCTACAGGCTTATTTATTGCCATTTCGTTAAAATCGTATCCTAAATCTTTAAACATTGAGCTAACAGACTTGCTAGATTCTTTGCCATCAAACCTATACATGACCTCAGTTTCTGGACTTACGCAGCCAATCTTGACTCTCTGCTGAGAGATCAAAAATAGAATGACCTTTTGATTTGCAATAACGCTTGCAATCTTACGCATTCCCTTTGACAAAACTCTTGCCTGAAGACCAATTGTAGCTTTGTCATAACCTCCTTCGATTTCATCCTTCGGAGCACTCTGCGAAACAGAGTCCCAAATTACGGCTACTGGTACGTCTCTCGACATAGATCTAGCCTTGGTGATTGTACTTTCGATAATTGACAGAATCTCTTCCGTGCAAGAATTCTGTACGAATACAAATCTCTTTGACACGTTGATTCCAAGAGACTTCAAGTTCTCTGGGTTTGTTGCGTTTTCTGTGTCGATGTAAACTGCAATTCCACCCATTTGTTGGACGGACTTAGCAAGGTGAAAGCCTATGTGAGACTTACCTACGCTTGGCTGGGCTTGAATTTCAACAATACGTCCTTCTGCGTATCCCCCGTGAAGCTTGTTTGACAAAACACAGTCGAGTTGTCTCGATCCTGTTGGAATCCATCTTTTAATATCCGTAGGAGCAGAGTCAGTTCCTAGGTTAAAAGCAATGTTGCCCCCATACTCTTTGTTAATTTGCTTGATGAGTTCCTGCGAGAAGTCATTAATTTCATTAATGTTTGCAGATTCAACACCAAGCTTTTGTGGCTCCTTAGCCTTTTTTTCTTCTTTTGGTTTTGCCATATTTTGTTTCTTTTTGTTATGGGCGCATGACTTTTTAAGTTTGACGCCAGAGTTCATTATACGTTATTACACAACGTTTCGTAAAGACAATTCGTATACTTTCTGTAAGAAGTTTTGGTAGAAAAAACCCCGCAAAACACAAGGAATTGCGGGGAAACTTATTATGTTTTATTCTTTCTTTTTTCAGGAATTTTCTAGGTCAGCGAAGGCGTCATTAACGTCTGCTGCAACCTTAGCATTGTCCTGTAGAGTCCCGCGTGAGGTGCCCTGTGGCGTTTTCTCTCCAACCTTTTCTTCAGCATTGTAAGAGTCAAAGGATTCGATCATAGCCGTAAGCTCTTCGATTCCCTTAACTTGTGACTTAAAGAAAGCCTCAAAGTTTGGAACCGTAGCAAGAAGAGCCTTTACTTGCTCTTTCTTTGGGGCAAGTTCGCTTGCCTTGCGGCGTGGAAGAAGTTTAACATCATTAATGACATAACCGTTGAAAGTCTTGTCAGTAGGAGTGACTGTCACAGTAAAGTCAAAACCTTTTTCCACAGAAAACATGTCCTCTTCGGCATAATCTGGCGAAACTAAGAGCGCGTAAACATCCTTACAGAGTTTTGGCGAAAGCTCCCAAACTTGCACTCCCTTTTCCTCTTCTCCACGAACGAAGACAGGTGCGTAATATCTCTCTTTTGGCTGAGTGCGCTTCCACTTAAGCCAATCTGCTTTTTCCTTCTTGTTTTTGGAAAGTTCTAGGCTATAAGCCTGGACTGGATCTGGCATCCCCCACTGCGAAGGAGCCACAAAGCGTCTTTCCGCAAATCCCTTGTCGTCATAGTAGACAACCTCAAAGAATGGCTGTGCGTGTGGAGTACCATCGGCATTTGACAAAGGAATGAATCTTACCGAGTGCGAGCCTGGTGTTGCCTTCCACCAAGTGATTTTGCTACTACCCTCGTCACCTGATCCCTTTTTGGTGGCTGACAATGTATTGAGCTTGGCCTTGATTGCTTCTAAATCGTATTTCATGTTGTTTTTCCTTAAAAAGCTGGTATATATTTTGGACCAGATATACTAGTAAATAGGTTTCTCGAAGTCTACTTTCCCCAAGTATTAAGGGAAATTTTGAACTTCGAAGAGATTTGGTATCTGCTAGTTCGTAGGTCCAACTATACTAGAATGTTACACGGTTCGTAAACAGAAATCGTCACTTGACTTAAAAAAGATTCCAGAAAGAAGGAAGTTAATTTGCTAAAGTTTTGTTGCTGACATATGGAACTTGTGTTCTGGAAATCCTGGTATGTTTTTACTTCCAAGATTCATCAAAGAATTAAGGTGATGGTCCATAGAGGAATGAACGTCCAAAACCATAGCGTCGTGGATAAAGAATATTGGACAAATAAGACTTGAGGCATTTGGAACTTTCGCAACACGGTCTAAAATGCTCTTAAAGCCAAGTAAAGCTACATCCACAGCTAGTGACTGAATGTAGTAATTTAATAACGTGTAGGGCCTTGAGTCGTCTGGAGAGATGTGTTTACCATAGAACGTTCTAAGATATTTACAGTCATTATTCTGTAGGTCTCGCGCTACATATTGGCGAAGGTCATCGATACCAAAGAATTCATTGACCATATCCACAACCTCTTCAGGTTTTCTGATGTTCTTTTTTTCCATTGTCTCGATCGTGTTGTGTTTTGACTGTCCATAAATTTGGGGTAAGACAATCTGTTTTAACATGGACCTGTCGATTTCACTTGACAGCTTTAGGTATTTTAAAGCGTCCTGGTAAACGTCTTCTGGAAGAGGAGAAATAAGTGAATTCCCTTTGTATTCAAGCAATTCTGAGAGTTGTGGAGGATAACCTACTATAGAAAGAGATACATTAGAGATACTATTAGATACTAAGCCCGTTTGGGCTCCCTGTTTAGGGACATCTCCCAACATTCCCACAGAAGACAGAAATTTGTGAATCGCAAGGGCTACCCTTGGTTCAAGAGAAACAAAATCAAGATACCAAAGCGAACCTTCTTTTCCGTGTCTTGACTTCAAAATCTTCCTCAAGTCCTTCGGTAGTAGGAGAGCGTTAGGACCAGACACTATTTTCATGCGCCCTGTGACGCTTGAGGAGAGGTTGTAAGTTGGAAGAGGTAGAAATCCTTGTCCGTCCGGTTTCCATTTTTCAAGTATTATTTTAGAGTCATTTGACACAGAGTCAGAATTCATAAGAACTTTGTACTGAATTAAATCCACCTTTGCTGGCTGTAGGTGATCAAAAACAGACATAGTTTTCTTATAGACTTGCATGTAGTAATCAATGTCACTTCCAATATCCAAGATAATTTCTTCAAATTTCTTTTCTTGAGTCTCGGTCAAGGCATTATAAACTTTTGTTCCGAGAGCCTTATTCCAAGAGATATTATCAAAGTCCATCACGCCACAGGTAGTGAGAGCCAGGTAATATTTTTCAGGTACAAGCTCTGGGTAGGGCTTAGCAAATACTTTACAAATTTCTTTCATGTCCATAGAAGACAGTTTACATCACATGTTGGAAGTGATACAAGTGAAACCAATTTGGAATCTTCATACGTTGGAGAAATCGTGGAGGATAAAGAGAGCAGAACATTTCTTTTATGTTCCAACGGTTGTAGCAGGCGACTCTCCTTCAGCAGTCGTACCTTCTGACAATGCTTGGGCTGCTTGATTAATTCTATCAAGCAAAGGTCTGTATCTTCCAAATGCATCGAGTGGTGCCATCTTTAGTTCACTTGAAAACTCGCCAGGAGAAATCTTGTGAGTTAAACCTGTAACAGCATAAATGTTATCAACTGAAGTCCCTGTCTGAAAGTCAATAAAGAATTGTTGAGCATAGTCAACGAGAGGACATCCGTAAGTTGTCATTGTAAGCACGCAAGGAATAATTTGTACCGGAAGACCTCCTGGTGACTCGCCGTTGGGTTCAGCACCATTTGATTGAAATGATCGAAGCATATTTACAGTGCTGAGCGCTGGATCTTGGTTCGAAGACAACGTAGACTGTTTTATCGTTGTCCCAGAAGAACCATAAATCACATAAGGCATAGTTCTTCTAATAAACTCTTTCAAAACGTTTGTCCCGCCACGAATTCTAAACACTTGGGTCTCCCCGATTTGTTCTAAAAATCCTGCATCCACCGCTGCTTGCTTAACAGCATTATATTCTGCTACCTGCGACTCAACAACGCCCACGTCGCCACCCTCAATGTGAGGAATTGAGGTAATGTTGTTAATTTCTTCTTCTCTTGAGGCTGCAATCAAGGCGCCCTGCGTTTCGTATGAGGTCATTTGTTTATCAAAAACGTGGATTCTAAGAATTGTCTTGCCATCTCCAGATTGATTTTCTTCACCTTCCACTTGAATTCTTTGTGGAAGAGCTTCTATATAAAAGTCGATTTGCGGCATTCTGAAAGAAGCATCGGGCGTGACGTTTGCAAGAATAGTTTCAATACGGCTTTGAAGTTGAACTGCATCTTCTGTTGCTTGAGTTGTAGAACCGCCTCCGTCAACAGAAACTCTTCTAAAAAGTCCGCCTGGTACAAACAAACCATATGACCTTGCGGCATGATCGTCAATTAAAGTCGTAGCAACAAAGTTCATGAAGTCTCTAAGGTTGATATTCGCAGAGCGACTTAGCGACTCCAGTCTGAGACGTTTATAGTTTTCGTAAAAATATCTTGTGTCAACTTCAAACGATCCTATATTAAGATTTCTTGCATAGCCTGCACCAGAGTTGAATGGATAATAAACAAACTGAATGTCATCAAACTTTCTCGTCATCGCAAGAGGTTCCCCAATAAACAACAATAAAAGCTTTGCTAGCGATACCGTATTTGGAACATCCCCTAGTTCTGTATCTATTTCTGCTGCCGACCTTGGATCTGCGCGACCTCTTGAGTCACGACGTTGAGCACCGCCAGTACCATTTTCTAGGGCTGCGCGGTGTGGATGACCCGTCAATGCATCACGCTTCTTGAATGGATCTTTACCACTAGCCAAACGTGCCATTTTTGTTATAATGTTTTGCTGAACTGTTCTTCTCAAACTTCCAACAAGTCCACCACCGTTTGTACTACCAGAACCTCTTCTTGACGTAGTGCCATTTTCAGGAGCAGCGCTAGAATAAAGGCTGCTTAAGCTTTCCGACAAATTTCTTGCTGCTGCGGTCGGGTCTGCTGCGTTTGGTCCTCTGCCACGTTGAGCTAAAGTTCTCTGGAAGGTTCTAAGGTTATTTCTAAGTTCCTCGTTAAGAATTAAATTACTTCTTGCATCCTCGGCAGCATCAAGAATTTGGATTCCTCTGACTTCGACAGAAGAAGGTCCTTGTTCTCTACCAAAAATTCTTCTTCTATAGGCTCCAATAGCCTCGGAAATTTCTCTAATGCGCCCAAGAATATTGTTAACGCCTCCATTTTCGTCTGTAGAGATAACTTCTGATGAAACGTCAGAGCCACCACGCATAGCGAGACTGAGCGTTACGTTCACCTGTCCGGCGTCATCAAAAGTAAGAGAAGAATTAATAATACCATATTTCTCTCTTGCACGCATGGCACCAATAAGTTCAGCGTAAGGGTTTGTTACAGATGACGTAGTTGAGTTGGATTCTGGGTGAATCCAACCATATTCTATAAGAAGTTCAGTTCTTGCATAAAGGTCTGGACGGATTAGGTCAGTAATCTCAGCAAGTCTTGACCTGTCATGAAGTGTGAAGTTTAATGTGGCAGTTTTAAAACACATCAAGCCAGTGGAGGGACGAATTTCAACCAAAAAGTCTTTAATGGTCATCAAGGGTTGAAATTTATCCAAGATAGGATTTACTCTATTAGGATTGTTTTCTTCGTCACCATTTACAAGGGTTTGTGGAGATGTAAAAATTTCCATTCCAGTTTGTGTAAATGTTGTATTTTCTGGAGTTGCATCTACACCATACAAGGAGTCTGTAGAAATAACTTTGTTTGCCAGGGCCATAATAGAACGATTGGAACTTGGATTATCATCAATTCTAACATTTCCTTCGAGAAATCTAAATAAAGAAAGATTTTGCAGAGTTTGATTAGCAGAAATTGGACTGCCTGGCAAGATAAGTCTGACGTCAAGATAAGGCACCGCTCTTGACATTTCTACAGAAGGAATACCATTCAAAAAGATTGTAACTGCATTAGCGTTTTTTGCCGCTGGAGTGACTCTGACATTATTTATTTTAATAACTGACAAATGTGGAGAAGAGTCTTTGTTTGCGTTGCTACGGTCCAAATTAACAAAATCGCTTGTATATACATTCTTCATGTCTGTAGTTGGCGAATCAGGGTCGTCAGATTCAGCAGGCGCGCCCGTAATGCCAGGACTTACTGGTGAAACGATCTCAATAAACTTGTTAAATCTTTCTATAACCGTTGCTGACCCTGAAGTTTCCTCATCTGTTTGGGTCATGTTTTGATTTAAACGCTGTATTAGGTCTTTAACTGTGAATGAACCTTCGGTTGTGTCAATAACGCTAGCAACCAATTCTGTAACTTCTATGCTTGGAACAGGAATAGAAAAAGTAGCATTGCTGGCCAACCCAGAGATGCCCTGAAGTTGCTCCATAGCAATTCTTCCTGAGAGATCTCTCGCTGTATAAAGGCCAAAATATCTTGAAAGTCTGTTAACGCTCTCAGATAGTTTTTGTTGGGTTGTTGGCATAAATTAACTCGCAAACTTTGCTATGTCAGAAAGATTAGGTATTTTTATTCTCGTTCCTGGTGGTACCTGCAAGGCATTTCCAATATCGCTTGCGGCTGCAATAATCCACCACAAAAGACCATCTTGATAAACTTTTCCTGCAATAATGTCAAGTCTTTCAGCTTCGTCCAAAATTGTCTCTTCAAAACGGATTGTTCCATTTGCAATTCCATTTCTGATAATAGGAATCATGTAGGAAGTTCCATAGGAATATCCAAGATTAATTGCTGGAGTTCTCGAATATCTTCTCATGAACTTGACCTTGACCTATCCAGAAATGTATCTGAGAAATATTTTCTTTCTTCAGTATCAAGTACATCAGAAGAAGCAGTATCAGAATTAATTTTACGATTTGTTTTACCGACATTATAAATAGGCGCTGTATTGAAACCATTCGAGTCAATACCAGGCTGAAGGTCATGTACTGGTAGGAACTGCATTGTAATTTTAACCATCTTTGGGGCGCGGTTGTTTATTCCAACGGTTTCCCAAGGGAATTTGTTGTCAATTTCCATGTTAAACGTTTTGATAAATCCAGCTAGACCTTTACCTCTGACGCTTTCAAAGCTCTTAAATACAGGATTTGTGTTTTCGTCAAAGAAAGTATTTATTGCTTGTTGGCTAATTTCGTCTGTACGTTCTGGTGTAGGTGAAGAATTTTGTCTAACTTGCTCTTGTGCTGCTCTTAACAAACTAGCATCATCTGGCGACAAAGCTTCTCTGTCGCAGGTATGAAGTCCGCTCTGAGTGTCATTAAGAGGATTTACTAGTTCAAAAGTAACGGGGTGCGTAATACCGCGTCTACCAGCACGAATATTACCATTCGGATTCACAATTTTAATTTTCGTTGGTGTTGTTATGTGCAAGAATCTACCTGTCGCATTTGCTTGACGAAGACCTCTCGCAGGTTGACCAATAGGTTCAACTTTTTCATAATTATTTTGTTGACCTCTAATTGAACCTCCAAAATTAGGTCTTAGGTAAGCAAAATCATCTGCTGCCCAAATGCCATTTATTTGCGATCTACGATTTGCTTGCATTATTTGATTAACTCGATTTGCCTCTCTAACCAAATTTGCCTGGGTTTCGCTATTTTCTTGTTCGCTTTCTAAACGAAAGTCTGGCGACCCAATTCCAAAGATTCTTGCAAGGTTAAATTTATTATAGTTACTCTTGAAAATATCTCCAAGGCGAAGTCTAATCATTGGGCTTGCTGCTATTACTTGGGAAAATGGTTGAATAAATGAATTATTTCCTGTTGCAATTGCGCGTCCGCTGGTATATTGAGGATAAAGAAGCGTTATTAATTTATTAATACCAATCCACATTTCATCAAAGTCATCTTCGTTAGTTGCTACAACCATGAAAGATAGATCGATAGTTCTGTTTGTGTTTTTGTACGTATAAACTTTTCCAATTCTTCCATAACCTTCATTTTCCGAATAATCAACAGAATACTGGTCTGACACATTTTCAAGAAATGCGTGGAAAGAACAAATTTCATTTGTTCTAAGGTCATGAAAATAAAAAGGCATATAGTCAGCTTCAAGATAAGTTTCCATTGCTTTAACTTGTTCTGCTTCTAATCTGTTGCTACCTAATTGAAAACCTTTAACACCTGCACCTAGGCCAGCAAACCTATTGTCATGCGCATCATAATCTAAACCACCCTTAAGTAAGGTACTTGGTAGAAGATACATTGATTTAACAGTAGATTTACCCCAAGCTAACTTTCCTCCGAACTGATCGGTAAGTCTTGACTTAGCGTGAAGAACACTAATTTTAGGTGTGACAACTCCAGCAAAGTCACCTGACCCCACAACAAGAAGACTATCATCGGAAATTCCATCAACTGTATTGTTTTCTGTGTCAGAAGCATAAGAAATTTCTCCCATGACTGCAAGAATATTCATGAACTTCAAAAGTTTGGACGAATTTACAATTTTAATAATTCCAAGCGCTGTTTCAGCAAGGTCAGTGATTACGTTGTCTGTTCCACCAAAATTTGGGTCTACGTCATAAGCCGATTTACCAAAGTCGGTAGAACCAACATTGAACTGTCCAATAAGACCCAAAATCAAGTCAGAAGTATTTCTGGTAAGATTTCTGAAAATTACATTGTAGTAGCCATGAAGATGTTGAATTTGATTTGTTGTCGAACCAAGGTCACCTCGATTAATTTGACCAATAAAGAAAAGTTCAATTCCTCTCTCAACGCAGTCAAAATAAGGATAACTTGTGGATACTATATTAAGACCGGAATTTTCGTTTTGTGGTCTATAATTTCTTTCAAAGTGGCCAAGCCTTAGTGTTCTATCGAGAGAAATTGAAGCGCTCTCTTGAGGCCCCATAACAGAACTCTGTACATCTCCAGGTTGAAAATTAACCGTTGCTGCTAAAGCTCGAAGCATTGCGGACACAGTGAGCCCCAATACAGCCGCCGAGTTGATTGAAGCAGCCCCTACTAAGCCCATAAATGGCGCAAGAGCGGAGTTTACGTTACCATAGGATAGAATGGTCCTTCCTTGCAAAGTAGCGTCTCTAATGTCCTTCTTGAAGGTTGGTTCGATTTGATTTAAAATCTTCACTCCATCAAACCTTGTCACTTCTACTCTTTTTCCAAGACGTGCGATACCAGGTATAGCAGTTGAAACGTTTCTACCAAGAATTTCAAGGTAGTTGTTGTCATCTTCGTCAGGAATAGGTATGTTTGCTTCACCGCTGGCATTTAGCATTGTCATCATACCAAAATGCTTTAGTTTTTCAAAAGAAATAGTTGTGAAGTCTGAACCATCACCTGACTTTTTACCTGGGAATTTTCCAGGTAGGTGCTGCCCCAACTCTGGTTGTATTATTAAAGAACCAAGAGAATTTTCTACTCCTTCAAATTGGCCACTCCTGTATGCAGGTTTTCTTTCAGAGAATCTATTATTCTTTTCAAGAACTTCTTCTACACGTCTAGGAACTTCAGCTTGACCTCTCAGTACGTCAATTTCTCTAAAAATTTCTGTACCTGTACGCTTTTCATCGTCCGACTTACCTTTTTTAATTTCAAACTTTGTGTCTGTATCAAGTAAGCCGGATTCTGATGTTTGCTCAAACAAAGACCTTGCACGCTGGCCAGACTCAGAACCATCAAAAGTATTGAGGTAGGTTTTTTCAGCAAAGTTTGTTGAGTCGGAAATTGGAGCGGGATTACCATTTGGGGTTGTTAAGGTAAGTCCGGTCGAACCGGGAGCCACGGGATATTCGTTTTTAAAAACAACTTTAGTAATATAAGAAGCATAGTCCCCAAGACGACGTTTCTCTCTTGGAACCAAATCGTCCACTCCTATAACCGAAGTGTTTCCTTCGCCAGAAGTTGTTAGTTCTGGAATTAGTCTTGGAGGGTTTCTTGGATCTGAGTCTTCAATGGCCATAGTGGATATTAAATATCCTTGGGTTCACGTTTCAGTTTTTTTAATTTTCCAAGTATTTCTTCTTCAAAAAGCTTGGAAATATCCGCAACAGCTTTTTCCATTATTACAACTTCTTCTTTTGACATGTTTGCAGTAATCTTTTCGTAAAGTTTACTTTCTTTGAGTTCATCGCTTATTTTTGACATTGTTATCTTTATTTTTAGTTTTATCTTAAGGATTGTGCTGAAAAGTGTTTCCTTCTCTGGTAACAAGAACTCTTTCAAGTTCCGCCGCATCAATTTGAACTTTGATTTTAACTTTAATGTCGAAGTTTCTGTTGTTGATTGTAAATTCATCTGTTGACCCAAGGCCCAAATTACCTGCAAGGCCATGAAGTTTTGTGGTTATGTCAGAACCTTGTACGCGATTAAGATCAGCAGAAATGCCGTTAACTGAAGTCACCATGTCGGTAATAGCTCCTCGAACACTAGCCATGTTTTCTCCCTCAATTAAACGAACGTTATCTGTCATTGATTTAACATAACCAAGAACGTCATTTATTTTCGTGAAATTAGTTGCTAGTTTAGCAATGTTTGATACTTGGTCTCTTGATGTTTCAATACCACCCAGAGATTGTCCAACTCCTTTAACAAATTGCACAATGCCTGTTTCTCCACCACCACCTTCAAACAATGAGAGCATATTTCCAAAACTCGTTCTCATTGCTGTATAGTCCATGTTTCCTTCTTCATTTTTGAAAACATCTTGTAGACCTTTTATTGTAGCTGGCAATACTGAAATGGCCTCTAGGACTGCCTTAAAGGCATTGACACCAGACGTGATGTTTGTTCTGTCTTGACCTGACATTCCAGCAAATACAGTTCTAACTTGCACCATGGTTGTGCCAATAAGTGTACCAATGCCGCCCATCATAGTGCCGATTATAGCATTTACCGTACCAAGAGCGCCCGCACGAGATTCAGCAGGCATTCCATTAATCATACCTGCTACTTCAGCCACAGCACCGCCAATTGTTGCAATAGCGGAAAATACATTACTTAAAACTGGACCAACCGTTTTAAGTTTATTAACGTCGGCAGAGGTCATATTGGATAATCCAGAAGTCATCATTGTCATAACTCTACCAATAGTAGAGATTAAGCCAGCCGAACCCTCTCCGAACAAAGAGTTCATCATCTGGCCAACCATTTCGGTTATCGCAGGAAGGCGCTCTTTGAGTTGTTCAATAGTGCTGCCACTGTATTGAGTGTTAACAACTCTCATTAAGTTGTTTGCAAGCTGACCAAGCATTGATAGGATATCACCAACGATTTCAAATGCAGCCTTGGTTTCTGGCGTTACACCCGCAGTAGCAGCTATCACGACAAATTGCGATACAATAGTTTTTAAAGTTTCGGAAAGTGCTGACGTTACTGTGGTAATAAAACTTCCAAGTTGAGTAAGTCTTGAACCAATGCTTTGCCCTTGGAAACCTTCCAAAATAGTAGTTTCTCTCATAAAGCTATCTGGTGGCACAAAATTGTGCGCTGCCTCTGCCAAAGCACCCATAATCGTTGAGAAAAGTTCTGCCTTTCGAAGTTCTGCTGGCGCAGCATTTAAAGAACCAACCTGTGAAAGAATATCCGAAACAATTCCCTTGAGAGTTGATGCCATGTCGGTCATAAAGCCTCTAAGGTTTTCAAGTGTTCTAATTTGATCGTCTGCTCCTGAACCTGTAATCCAACCAGCAAGAGAAGAGTTCGAAGAACTTTGCGCAATTGTTGCTATCATACTACCGAAGGTTCCAACGGACTCCATTACGTCTGTGAATATTTGAAAGTTTCTATCAAAATTACTTGGAATACTAAAAGAACCTACCTGATCAATAATATTTTCAATCTCTACTACCATTAACTCTATCACAAGACCAACTGTAGCCAAACCAGCAGCCAAGGCAAGAACTCCTGTCCCGCCAGTACCAATCAAAAGTGCTCCGATTCCCATTGCTCCAATAACAACGCCCGTTGCTGCTAGAATAAATGCAGAACCAGCAACCATGGCATTAAGAGCATTATTTACTTGCGCTGGTTGATAGTCTTTTAGCGTCTCCACCAAATAACCTATTCCATAAACCATACCAGCGCCAACAAGACCTATAGCAGCAAGACCCGCAAGAGCTTGTAGAATTGTGCCTTGTAGAACTTGACCTGCTAAGCTCATAATGGCTATTGAAGCAGAAATTTCCATTACAACCAAACCGGCTATAGCCATAACGCCAGCAGCAGTAAACATTTGTTCTGGCGTCAAGTCTCTCGCCCTCATGAGTTCAGCAAGAACAAAAATCGCCAACATTATAGCGCCAACACCAACAGTTATAACTGCGGCTGTTTTAATCATTGAAGACACGTCAGCAGCCGCAGAAGCAGCCTTAGACGCCGTTCCTAAGCCAGCCGTAGCAGCAGCGGTTTGTGTAGCAGCCGCAGTTCCAGCACTTGTTGCAGAACCAATAAGACGTTCCATTCCAGTCTTCATGGCTCCTTTTACGCCATCCGAAGAAAATATAGCTTTAGTGCCTTCTATTGCAGCCGTTGTTCCAATTCCCGCTATACCCCCAGTCAAACCTCCAAAAATAGCCTTAAGAAGTCCAGGTCCAAACAGCAATGTACCAATCGTGCCTGCGTTATCCCAAAGAAAATCTCTTACTTTGGGCCATATTTCTTCTTCAAAAAGTTTCGTTAATGCGGCTACAACTGGTGGCCAAGCTTCTTTGATAGAATCAACAATTGGCCCTAAAAGCTCTCCTATAAATCCCATAGGTCCATCTGCTGAACCTATCCCAAGTTTTGTACGTCCTGATAGTACCTCGGTAATGAAAGAAATACCTGTAGTAAGTCCCTTGGCAATTTCTCCAATCATTCCGGCGATAATAACAGAAGCAGCCTTAGAGAAGCTTTTTATACCGTCCAAGATTCCTCGACCTTCGGCGGAAGAACTATCAAAATAGTTCCAAAACATAGTCTTAAGATTTTCCATAAAATTATGGAAAGATGCCTTGGAGTTGTTCCCTGTAAGGCTTTGGAAGAAAGTCTGAAAAATATTCTTAAGTGAACCAGTCATCTTTTTGAATTTCTCTCGATCAAAAAGACCTGCTAAACCCTTAGTTATTCCCTCAATTCCAGGAAACATACTAACAAACATTCTACCGACTTCAATACCAGCTCTATAAGTTTGCCGCAAGGCCATCCTGATATTTATCATTAGTAGCCGGAAGTCTTGAGACCTTGTTATACCCTTCTCAAATCCTTGGAAAAATCTTTCAAAGAATCCTCCGCTTGGACCGGAACCAGACTTTACCATTCTTTCAATAGCATCTGAAAGTTTAGAAATAGCTTCTTCTTGGGTCAGTTGTGACTTTCGAGCGCCATCCGACTTTTTCTTAACTTGGTCGTAGGACAATCCTTGATTTTTTGAAGAGAAAACTAAATCAAGCGTACTTGCCTCCAATCCTGTTTGCGTAGCAAGGAGTGCACGTTCCTGGCGGTTCATTCCTTCAACAGACCTGCCTGCGGCAAAGAAGGCTTTTCTTAAACGTTCTGTTCTTGCTGCTGGATCTTGCTCCTTCAACATTTCAAGAGCGTCAACCTGAATACCAAAAGCCTGCGTTAGTTGTGCTGCCGAAGTTGCTGCTGTTTCAAAATTATCAAATTGACCAATAACTCCCAAAAGACCTTTAATGTCAACACCCAAACGACGAGCATAAACGGAAACTTGGGCAAGAACCTGTGGAGCCATTCCTCCAAAGTTTTCAAAGTCTCCCATCATGTCTCCCATGTCACGAGAAATTTCCTTTGCACTCAAGCCAAACTCTGCTCCAAGTTGTATAGAAAAATTCGTCATCTGTCTAGTGACTTCTGTGACTTCTTGACCAAGGGCATGTGACCTACTCGCAACAGCCTTTTGGCCCGTTTCTGTCAAACCTAGACCCTTAAAGTAAGCACCAAGAGCTTCTCCATTTTTAACAAATTGCGCAGACAATACTCCAAATAGTGGCCCTAAGTTTTTTGCATATTCTGCAACAGCCTTGAGTCTCTCAGCTAAGTTTCCAAAAACTCTCCAAGCAGATAAACCTGTGTTTGCAAGTTCCCCTTTCATGCTTCTTGCAATAGTTACGATGGCGCCACCTGAAGTAGTTTTGAGAGAACCGAATTCTTTTCTAATATCTTCGAGAGCTTGCCTTAAGCCAGAGTCTCCTCCACCTTTTGAGGCAAAGTCAATTATTCCAGATAACAACTTAAATGGAAAAGAAATAATACCAACTGCCACTTGGGCTAAAACGCCTAAAACATCCCCAGCCATACTGCCAAATAATCTGAATGCATTAGCAGAAGCAACTACGCCAGAGGCAAAGCCCTCCCACATGCCTGCAAATTTTCCGAAGGCAGGCATTGTTTTGGCAACAGAACCAAGACTTTTTCTTAACGACTGAGCGCCCGTTCCAGCTTTTTTGGTGCTACCGGCAAACATGTCCATAGTTTTAGAGCCACCAAGCTTCTCGGCAGCCTCAGCCGCTCTTTCGATACTTTCTTGAGTTTTTTGTAAATTATCTGTAGCATTTCCAGAATTAGTCGCGACACTTGCAATACTTTCTGCAAGCTGTTTAGATATTTCTAGCTGATTTTTCTGTGACCTTGCCTGCGATTCAAGAATGCCAAGAATGCTCTCTTGGAGTTTTTTTATCGATTCGGCAATTTTTAGATTGTCTATAGCCACATTTTACCTATTTATGAACTGTGTAAAGTTCGCGCTGTAATAATTACTCAGTACATTAAGAAACGAAGCTAAAAATGGAAAAAGAAAATTCGTCTAAAAAGGCAAAACCCCAAGATTCTAAGCCTTCACTTTCTAACCTAAGTGAGGGTGTTAGTTCTTTATCCACAACAGGAAAGATTTTCTTTGCTGCCATGGCTGCTTACCTAGCTGGCAAAAACTCATCAGGAGCCTTTTTAAAGGTCAGAGGTACACCAGAGGAACTCAGAGCTATTGCAGAAGCTTTAGCGGCGTCTAAGGCATTCCAGGACGAGATTAACAACCCTTCAGCAACGATTGATTCGGTTATCAACAAGCTTAATGCAAAGAATATGACAGCAGAGAGATTTTTAACCCTAACAAAGAAAATTTGGCCTCTCTGATTTGTGATTTCTAATTTACAGAGCGAAAGATATTAATGATGGATCTTCATTTTAAAAAAATTAAAGAGAAGAAGTTTAAGATTGTCGATAAAGAATCTGGGTATGACAAAAGAATTATTCTTAAGACTTTCACTCTTCCAAATGGAATGACAGAAAACTTTTTCATTGACCATGCAAAAGACAGTGTTCAGATATTTGCTCTAACAAGGACACAAGAAGTTATTTGCGTGAAACAGTTTAGGGCTGGTACTGAGGAACTTGAATTAGAACTTCCTGGCGGTGGTCTTGAGGAGGGAGAAGATCCTAACCTAGCTGCTGGACGTGAACTTCAAGAAGAGACCGGGGCACACGTTCACGGAGACGTTATTTTTCTAGCATCTTTCCCATATAATCCATATTCGACAGGTAGAAGATATTCTTTTCTTGCAACAGAGTGTGAAATTCAAAAAGAACTTAACCTTGACCCAAATGAATTTTTAGAAGTGGTTCTTGTGCCTTTGACAGAATTTAGAGAGTTAATGAAAAAAGGCAAGGTAAGAGGTTTTGATGCTGCTTACCTTGCCTTAGATGCTTTGGGATTACTTAGTTAAAATAATTTTCCTCTTTGATTTACGGGTACGTGACTTCTGGATTTTCCCGTTAGGGCTCTATGTTCCGGGGAGTTGTACGCTGCTGCCTGTGATGGCGGTGCTCTTCCTTCTTCTTGAGCCTTTTGGAATTCTTCATTGAGTCGTTTTATAAACCACCTGCGGGCAACAATGGGAAAGTTGTAAAACTGTTCCCAAGACCACCCAGCATGTACATTTAAAGCAAAGAAAGGTTCATAGATGAGTTGTTCACGATTTTCTGGCGTTAGGCCAAAAAAACGTAGGCCCCAAAGGAAGGGGCATCTCCTCATAGTGATTACACTCTTTGCAGGTAAAATCAAACTTCATGTCAACGCCTGGTTCAACCTTATCCATATAACTTCTAAGGGCAGCAGAATCCATTGCTGGCATAAATGATATGAAATTATTGATTGTAGCTTTGTCTGTAGCTCCTTCAACGGAAATAATAGAATACTGAAGACGTGTAGTGATTACGCTGTCTACGCTAATGCCCTTCTTTTTGCGCATTTCCATAGCTGCAAGCATTTCTTCTTCCTCACGACCTGTAATAAATTTGAATTCAATATTTTTCCCCGACCTTGGAAGAAAGAAGGCAAATCTGTTTTCGTTAGGCATAACTGGTTCGACTTCAAGCTCTTTAATGTCAAGAGCATTTAACTCAACCGCGATTGTATTCTTGTGACCACAACTTGGACACACAGCTTCGCCTTCGTAAAGGGAGCCATAACCAAGAATTCTAACAGAAACCATGAGTGCATTTCTGTCGCCACCAATAAGGGACTGAACATCTACGTTTGGTGTAACCATGCACGACTTGATTAATTCAGTAATGACTGTACCCTTACGGATAAGAGCCTTGGACATTAAAATATCTTCTTCTCTTGTCGTCATTCCTCTAATATCCACAACTTTCTGATTGTTTAATGGATGATCAAGTGGATAAATTAGCCCAAGCGAAGGAAGTGGAACTTCTGATACTGGAATATCAAGCCCAAAACTCTTCTTAAAATGTTCTTCTTTTGACATCGTTGGTGCACCACCACTGGCTGCACGTGCCGCTGCTGCTTCCTTTGCTGCAAAGATAGCATTTTTTATATCTCTCGACTCATTTTCGTTCATAAATTAAACTCCCAGAAGAGTGACTTCTTTATAAAGCAAGTCTTCTGGGAGTAAATATGTTTGTATTGAAATTTATTAAAACTTTGAAAAGTCTGTGAGTTCTGCTTGTGACGCCATAGTCTCCGGTGGCTTTTGTGGCTTCCTGGTTTTATTAGCTTCCAGTGTAGCTGCCGCAGCCTTTAGAATTGCCAGAGTTCTATCTTCGTCTTCTCCACAGTCAATATAAGCCTTCATAATAACAGCCCACTTGCCTGTAAGTTTCCCTTTGCCAGCAAGATATTTCATATTGTCCCAACGAACGCCAACAGAGCGAAGGTCAAGCGGCATGTCGTCTGCCATTTCATTAATCTTTTGGTCAACGCATTCTGTTATAAGTTTTTGTAGAGCTTCTTTTGTAATATTCACTTGGACACACTTCCCTTTTAAGCTTTATTTTTGCGGAACAACTGTCTGCACTTGTTGCTTCTGCGCCTGACCTGGTTGTTGAACGACTCTTGTCTTTACATCTTTGTTATGTTCATCTTGAACAGCATATTCTTCTTGACGATTTTTACGTAGCTGATCAATGTATGCCTGCTTTTCCGGATCTGGGTTGACAGCAGGTTCTTTTTTAGTGTACATGTCAATCGCTCTTTGAGTAGCAAAATCTTTTTGTTTCTGTGGATCCCAAGATTGAGTACCTAGCGGACGATTTGTTTTCGAAAGATAACCATGCGGAGAAAGATTTTCTTTCAAATGTTCTTCGATTAAAGACAAGATGTATTCTTTTAGATATTTTTCATTCACAAGTTTTAAATATAGTAAAAATTACATTTATCTATATTACTTTGAGTTAGCAATCGCCGCTGCGTCCATTTGTTCGCCAACTGCTCTTGCAGCTTCTTCAAGGTGGTTGTATCTGTACGCGTTTGATTCACCTCTAAAGAACGAGATGAGGGAACCTCCAGCATATACTAGCACGCCAGTCATGAGCCAGCAAACAACTAGCGGAAGAACATTAAGCGTAACAACAGAACAGATTAAACCTAGAAGAAAACCTCCTGCCGAAGCAGACTCAAGTTGCTTCGTGTGGACAAGTTCGTGCATAAGTGTGTATGTTGGCATTTCTGGCGCTAACATAATTCCATAACCAAAACAGGTTCCGCCCCAAGGTTTATACCAAGTTCTCATTGGCCAGGAGTCAGGATGCAATTCGGTTACAAAAACACCATCAACCCACCAACTCTTACGTCCCCACAAGGCATGAATTACTACCGCAAGTAATGCTCCAAAATATAGGTGAAAGGAAAGGACTCTTCTAACAATTTCTTTAAATGTTTTCATTTAACTAAATAGATGTTGACCATAAAAAGAAAACAAAAAAGCTTTGGAAGACATTCTTCCAAAGCGTTTCTATGTTTGTTTAGGAGAGAGAAAGAAAAAAAATCAGTAGACAAGTACAGCGTTGTCGTATCGAATCGTCAAAGAAATTTCCGTTTGATCTGACCCTTCGTATGTGACTTCATTAAAGTTAGCTTCTGTGACAAAAGCTCCCTTGATGTCCCACAACTGAATGACCGTTCCTACTGGATCAAGCATTTTAATCTGGATATCTCTTTTGTAGAAGTCTGCGTAACCCGAACGTCCGGTCACCGACTCAAAGCAAAGTCGAATCCATTCCATAACCTGTTGTGCCCCAGAAGGTGCGATAGCGTCATGAAGGGTTACCTCCATTGTGCCAAAAGTTGTTTTGCCAGCAATATATCTCGTGGAGTTAATCCAGTTGATTGCCACTTCTTCAGTAGAAATGCTTGGGCGGGCTCCGGTTTTTACAAGGAAGGAATCTATTCCTTCGATTGCCAAAAGGAAGTGACGCTTTCCAATAGTTTGAAACTTTGTTGGTAGCATCTCAGTAACATCTAAAGTTGTAGCCATGATAATATTATTCTCCTAAGTTAGTAAGTATTGCTTTCCAAATAAACCCGCCAGCAGTTTTTCCATATTTTGTATGGTTCGTGTGAGAAAAAATTATTTTCTTCTCTTAGCTGCCAACTTCTTCTTGGATTCTGTAAGTCCGTCAACTTTAACTTTGGCAATACGACCAGATCTTGCAGCCTCTTCTTCTTCTCTGGCAGCGGCAGCAGCCATAGGTCCAGCAGTTCTGCGACTTTGAATTTCGCCTCTTTCCTTTTCAAGCGAGTTTCTTGTGTCTTTGTTAAGGAAAGGTCTATCAAGGTATTTATCCAAAGTACCTGCGCGTTCGTCTTCGGACTCATCTGGCGCCTTAACGGCATTGAATTCACTAGATGGGTCATCAGCAATAACATTCACATAGTCCATTGGAACTGCGACCATCTTGATTCCGTCAATGGTCACGAAAACCATGTCTCCAGAAACTTTGGCGACATAAGCTTCTTTTCCAGAAGCTAGTTGAACTTTATCGCCTTCCTTTGGCATCGAAGAAGAAGGTGAGGAAACTTCGTCATCTGATGACATAGACATTTGAGGTCTTGGCACAACTACTTTTGGTTTAGCCGTGTCACTAGCCATCATTTCAGAAATCTGTTTCGAAATAGATTCTTTTACCAAATTACGAAGTTGAATCTCAGAAAGCTTTTCAGACTTTTTCTCTTTTGATTTTTCTTTGTCTTTTGTAGTCTTGATTCTCTTGTCGGAAGCAGACTCTTTTTTCTCTTTGTGGTCAGCGATTGCTTCTTTGATAATCGCTCTCAATTCATCAATTCCAATTTTTTTCGTAGTCATTTTATAATCCTTTTATACCTTAAACTTGAACCTGTGAAAGCCATTTCTCAAACTTTCCAAAAGCTGCCTCTGGAGTTAATACTTTAGCAGAACGTAATATTGGCTTTATTGTTCCATATCTTTGCTCTACTGTATAAACACCTTTATGCAACTCAATGCTTGCTTGAGCCCATCGAGAATTGTGCAGAATACCGTCAAGCCAATTTGACTTATTATCCAATGACATTTTAATAATAAGTATTTGTTGATCGCCTGATGACCTTGTGCCCATGGAAAACCAAGGTATTTTGTTTTTGTGCATAAGTGATTCAAGTGGCCTTTCTAGGTCACTTAAATCTACAGGCGACGAAGCTTCCTCTTCATTTGACGACATAGACATTTGAGGTCTTGGCACAATTACTTTTTTTTTTACATCCAAAGATTCACGCACTCCTTGTGGGATTAAAGCAGATCCGCCAACGGCTGCTTTTCCTTGAGTAGCTTGGGTAGTTGGGGAAATTTTGGCACCTGAATATGAGGACATTTCAGGAGACGAAGAACCCATGTTATAACCCTGAGTTGATGCTTCTCTCGCAAGAGCAGAAATGTAAACTTCAATTCTCTTCTTTTCTTCCATCAAGAGATTGTAAAATACAGAAACAACTTTCATGACTTCTCTTTCATACTGTCCACGTTTTTCTTGTGGAATTGAATCAAGAAGATTGAAAAACTTTCCAAAAAGGTCAAAAATATTGTCTTGAAGATTGTTGATGCTTGTTGATGTTTGTAGCGTTTGTGACCTAAATTTGGTAATTTGTGACTGTGCATTTTTGATTGCTGTGTCAAGAATTTTCTGTACAGAATTAGGATCGGAAACAATCTTTTCCGGATTAACCATTACGCTATTTTTAACCGTGTCTCTTACGCCTTGTTCGGCACCGAAAGCCTTTGACTTAAGCCATTGTTTTGCTCGGTTAATGAAATCCGCTTCCGAAAGAGAAATCATTTCATTAATAATAAGAAGGCGGCTTTCTAAAATAACCTTCTTAGCTTCTCTGTTTTCAAGCAGAGACTTTTTGACCTCTTCTTTGATTATTTTTTTTACATCAAGTTTATTCATGATTAATTCCTAAATTACTCTTTACTCTCAGGCGATGTTGAAGTTACCATTATTTGCTAGCGTGAAGTTAAGTTCAAGGAACTCAAGGCTTCTCACTGGAACAATAAGAATTTTTCCGCGAATGGTCTTGTTTTGGATATCAACCTCAGTTGTGGTTGTTGTGTCAATCTTGACAAGGTATTGCGAAACACCCTTTTGATCTTGAATTCTCTTAAGAATTGGGTTACACAATTGAGAGAATCTAGCAAGGGTTGTTGCTCTGTTTGGTTCAAACAAGAATCTGTTTGCAACTTTTCTAATTTGACGACGAAGCGTCAATAGAAGGCGACGAACGTTAATTCTTTCAAGCGAACTTGGTGTTGCCAATAGTGTCTTCTGACCCCAAACAACCGTTCCATCCGAACCTGGAAATCCGATGATTGGGTTAATTCCAACTGCATAAAGGTCATCCATGTTCTCTCTGGAGAGCTTGACTGCCGACTCCTGCACATTGTCAAGCGAGCCTCTTGCAAAGCCTGCTGGAGCGAACCAAGGGTGAGCAATGGCGTCATTCTTCGCGAAGGCACCAAGTACAGCAACAGAGGGAGGAACTTCACGAACAACATTTGCGATATTGTCTCTGATAATCTGATTTTGGAAGAATGTTGCTGCGAAGGAAGAGTTAATTCCACGTGCTCTGAAGTTGTTGACCGTGTTTCTAACTGAAACAATTTGATCTTCCGAAGAAATTGTTGTGTTTGCTGTATCTCTTTCTTCAATGTCCATGATGTAAAGAGCGTCGAATCTTGTCTCGGCAACAGCAGTAGCTTGATCTGTGAGGTATCTGTGACGAATACCAGGCATTACCAACAACTGAATGTCTACTTCCGTGACATCGGAAATTACAGAAAGAGCGCGCTCATACGACTTAACCGAAGGCCCAGAAGACAAAAGACGGTTTGAGTTCAACAACTCTTCAACCACAGCCTTATTTGAAATTTGTGCTGTGTCCTTGTCGAACACGCGCACACCATCGAATCCGCCTTCAACAAAGAAGGAGAATTTTGCAACTTGACGTACGGTTGGATCTTTCAAGTCCTCTACGGTCAAGGCACGTGTACCGACAGGAGTCCCCGTAACAATGTTTCCAGCACGAACATAAACCCAGTTTTCAAGTGAATTCATGTCAGGTGTGTTAGAAGCTGCCAAAAATGGAACTCTAATCTTGCCCAAAGAGAACAAGTTGTTGTTAAATCTGTCAGCATCAATAATACCGTTTGCCACAGTATCAGAGACATCTGGATTATCTCTAACTACAACATTCTGCCACTCCGTGTGGAAGGCTGGAAAATATTTCATGTAACTTAGAAGGCTCGGGTTGAGAGCTGTTGACGCATTTGTTTCGGATACGGAAATAACCTTCTCGAATTGAACTCCCCAGAAAAGTGCTCTGTCTCCTGAAGTATTACCAACTGCTCCTCTTGACAAGTTCTGTCTCATTGGCAGTGGTGGCTGTACAAGTCTGTTGAAAGGGTTTGGAGAAGCAAGAATGGCTGTGTCTGTATATGCACCAATTGGTGCAGAACCAGAAGTCATCAAGTGTTGGTTTCCTCTAAATCCAAAAGGAAGTGCCGTTGCATCAACATTTTTATCCTTGAGTGCATCTGCAATTTCAACTCTGATGTATCTTGAGTTGTTTGTGTACTCGCCTTCGATTTCAAGCTTTTGTTCTCCGCTGCGAGCTTCAAAGTTATAAAATGGACGATAGTTTCCAATTGCTCTTCCAATATAATTAGGAGCATCAGAGTCAAGCGATAGACCTCGGTGTTGTTCAAGAACCATTCTGTTACGGTCCGAATCAGACAAATCTCTTACAAGAAGATCGAATGTTCCATAAAGATTTTGTTCCGAAGAACTTGGAGAAATGTTTTCGATCGAAATCTTGACCTTTTCGCCTGCGCCATCAGAAATTGTCCAAACTTTAAATAAATTCTCTGGCTTTCCGCCGAACAATTGCGAAATAACCCAAGGAGATTGTGAAGGCTTGAATCTATCTTCAAAGTTTTCAAAGTTTGGGGAAGTTGTAGAACCGGAATTTCTTGTTGCCGAACCTGTGACTAAGAATGCAATTCTTTCTAGTGCTCCAAAACCACTTGATAATGCACCGGAACCGCTTGGAACGGCAAGTGCTGGATGAATGTCGAAGTGGCTGTAAAGTGTATATCCGGCTTTTTCTGACATCAACGGATCTTTGTTCAAGACGCTTCCAAAGTAGTTTGCTGCCGTTGGGTCGAAACTAGCAGTAATAAAGTTTGGATATTCCAAGTCAAGCGCTCTGTGTCCATTTAAGAACATAACGAACTCTTGTTTACCAAAAGATAGGTCAACAGCACCAGTCATTGCACCTCTGATGTTCGCTGTAACTGCTGCAAGCGTTCTGCTTGGAACTATGTTGTTTCCATTTATGGAAGACGACAGCGTAACTACAACTCCAGAAGCAGCCATGACCATTCCTCGAAGGACAGGTACGCCTTGTGCAGAAAGTCCAGCTTCAGTAAAGATAGTAGAACCTGCCGACTGACTCATGTATGTACCAAGTAAATAAGTTCTTCCTACTGGACCTAAGTCTGCGCCTGATTGAGCAACAGCAAAAACGTTTGGGCCAAGAGCGCCTGAAAGAAGCGTTTGTGGTTGTCTCTCTCCAACAATGAAGCCTGCATTTGCTGCTCTACCCTTATTGTTTCCAGCAGTAACTCTTTGATTACCATCGCCAATGCCAAGAACTCTTATGAAAGTTGCACTTTGTTGTGATGTTAACCACTCAGAAACAGCCAAAGGTCCATCAATGGCACCCTCTCCGGTTCTTCCAAAATTTACGATGAAGTCTTGAGTCGTTGGCACCGTAACAGGCACAAAGGCTGGTCCCTTTTCTGAAGTGCCAATAACGCCAGCGGGAATGCCAATTGGAGACAAGGCAGTTGGACCCGTTTGGTTAAAAGTTCTGGCAGTTACGCCTGCTGATTTAGAATTTGAAGCCATTTTTTTTCCTTGTTCTGATTCTCTATGTGAAGTAAATATTACTCAGGTTTGTTTTGCTTGCCAGGGACTCAAACTTCAATTAACGAAAGTGATTCCGCTTGATGATATAATGAAGTCAATTGCGATAAATTCTGCTGCTCTTACTGGAACAACCTTGATATTAACGCGCATACGATTTGCTAGCATGTCTTGTTCCGTGTTATTTCTTTCATCTGAAATAACTTCGAATCTTTCAATACCATCTCGTATTTGAACTGTTGCCAAAATTGGTTTTACCAAGTTCACGAAACGCGAACGAAGGTCTGGAGTAAGTTGTTCGAAAATGATCTGATTTCCAGCAGCCTGAATCTGTTGCTTAAGCGAAATAATCATTCTCTGTACGTTAAGCGACTGTAGTGCCGAACCAGCCTGCTCAAGCGTTTGCTGCGAATAGATTACGAAACCTTCGTTTGGTAACTTGATGATAGGGTTAATTCTTACAGTGTAAAGACGCTCACGCTCTGGCTGTGAGACCTTCACTTGTGTCATCTTAACGAAGTCAAGGGAAGCACGATTGAAGCCAGCAGGAGCGAACCAAGGGTATGCAACTTTATCATTAAATCCTATTGCAGACAAAGCTGCTACCGAACCTGGAAGCGTAACTCTTCGGTTGTTGTTTGTGGAATCCTCAACTACGATATTTGGGAAGTAAGGAGAGATAAATTCTGTGTCGAGAGCGCGAGTTTCAAAAACGTCTGCTGTTCTGTTAACTGACACAAACTTTGTTTCACCATCGAAAATACGAACTGAGTTCGAGTCATAATATGGAATATCCATAAGATATTGAGCCATACCGTATGTCTTAACTACATCAGCAACGAAATCGGTTACAAGGGGTTCTCGTTGACCTGGCGTTGTTACGATGTTAACATTTGAGACAAAGGGGTTTGTCATCAATTTAGCTGCAACTCTGAAGGAAGCAACTGCGTTATTCTTTTTAGAAGTTCCCGATTGGTTGTTACCAAAGCCTGGTGAAATGTAAGCAGCGTTTGCACCACCACCAGTTTCAGCAGAAGTTGCCTTGTCGGTCATTCCCACTTGTTCTTTGTCAAGAATGTTGAATCCGTCAAATCCACCATAAACAACTGTGGTAAACTTGGCATATTCAGAAAATCTGTTAAAGGTTGTTGGTGTAGCAGTTTGCAAAAGCGTTGCAAACGTTACTCTATTCAAGTATGTATCGTTAATTCTATAGTCGGAAGGACTCGTGTTTCCGTTGCGGAGGTACGAAGCCTCTTTCATGTGTGCGTCAACGGAAGCAGTAAGTCCAGAAATCGTTGTTGAAGACAAAGCTACTTTTGCAAGAGTAAATTTGTTGTTGTTGAATACGTCTGCTGAACTACCTGTTACCAAGGTATCAAGCTTTTCAATTCCAGCAAATGCCGTGTAGGCGCGAACACCGTCGTTGATTTCGCCATTGATGTTTGTGTTAAGAATGTTGTTGTTATTTCTGGAAACCTTAACACCCCAATAGTAACGAGAATCTGCAATTTCTGTAGCACCTGGAGAACCAACAAAGCTTGGAGTTGTAGAAATTTCTCCTCTTGTAACCTTAAATCTGAATGGAAGTGGTGGAACAAGAGCGTGCATAAGTCTTGCCTCTGTGACTGAGACCGAACCTGAAGCCGTAAGTCGTTGAGCGCCAACCGTTCCTACTGCATCCGTAAGAAGTGTGTTTGTTCCTAAAGTCTTAACGCCTCTAAATCCGAAGGGAAGGCAATTTGGGTTTAACGTCTTGTTTTCTACGCTTGGAGACATAATGACGCGAATGTACTGTGACCTGGAAGCATATCGACCAGAACGCACAAGACGACGATCGTCTTCATTTTCCACGTCAAAGTTAAAGTAAACCTTAATATTTCCAATTGCTCTTGCAACGTAGTTGTCGGAGTCTGGGTTCAATGTACAGTTGTTGAACTGTTCAAGAATTTCTGGGCTAACGTCGTCGTCTCCAAAGTTTCTTACAAGTACAGCGAAGGTTCCATAAAGATTCTTTGGATCTGTAGAAGCCTTAATGTTTGCAATTGAAATCTTAATACGTTTATTTGAATATGCGCCATCGTCAAGCGTTTCAATTCGGAAAAGATCATATTCTGTATTACCGAATGGCTGCGAGATGAAAGAAGGAGTTGTTGGAGTTGTGTATCTTGTGTCAAATTTACCAAAAGCATTTCTGAATGGTAGATTTACATCGCCAGAATTAAGGGAAACGTTTGAACTTCCGCTTGCGATACAGATTGCGTTAGAACCTGTCGAAAGAGTTGCAAGTTCATTGTCCACTGCAAAGTTGAGATAAAGAAGGTGTTTCTCTTCGTTGAATTTATTTGGATCGGTGTTAAGAACCTTTGCATAGTAATCTGATGACGAAGGGTCAAAAGAAGCTGACAAGATTTTAATTCCTGCAATGCCATCCGTAGATGCAAAGGAAGCACCTGCGCTGGAAGAAATAACAATTTTAATCTTTTTGCTAGAATCTGTAGTTGCAAAGTCGTCTGCTACGTTTGTCCAATTTTCTGATGGGTTAAGAATCATAACTCTGGAGCCAGATGCAGAAAACAACATTCCACGGACAAGATTGACATCCAACATCGACCCTGTTGTAAAATATGAATCGTTATCCGAGAACAAAGGCATTCCCAAAATCTCTCCCGAAGAAACTTCGTGTCGAGCTGTTAAAAATTGAACTGTTGCGTTAGTACGACCATCCCCAGCATGTCCAACGGGAGATGACGTAATTGCAAAACCTGCATTTGTTACAGTCCCTCTTGCTCTTGTAGTTTCAATTTCTGCTGTTGTTTCGTTTGCGCCTGCTCCAAGTGTACGAATGTACGTAAGGGAGAACCTGTTTTTGAGAAACAAGTTAGCTGCATATAAACCTGGCATCTTGGAGTTGAGTGAACCGAACTTTGTGGTAAAGTCAGGAAAAGATCCAACCGTGAGTGGGACGAAGGCTGGTCCTCTTTCGGCAGTGCCGATTACACCAGCAGGAATTCCAGTTGGACGTTGTACCTCGTTTGTAAGGTCAATTTCTCTATCAAAAAATCCTGGTGCTTTAAAAATCTGCTCGGTCATTTAATCCTCTTCTAATTTTTGTAGATGATTTTTGCTATAGACAGGGCTATAACCTTGTTTTAATTAGAGCCAAAGGTTTCGTTTACTATATTTTTTTGTTGACCTTTTTCATGTGTTTCCAATGAAAACGTTGATGATTTTGGCTTTTTTGAAGCGATTTACTTGGATTCGTTATATAAAAACTCTTGTAGAGTTTGAATATCCGAGGCTGTAAAAGAACGTTCTCCTTTCTTTTTATTTTTTGTTGTTTGCTTAATGTACTTTACAGATTTTTTATTTGTGCCTGGCTCGACAACTATTTTTTTGAAAAGCATAACCTGTCCAGAATCTTCTGGCGGTGTGACCTTTTCATTAATATCTGATAATAAGAATCTGCTGTCCGATAGATTCACTAGTGGAGGCGCGTCTAAGTTTTTTTGCGAAAGAATATCTGTTGTTGGCGTTTGGACAATCTCAAAGGAAATGGTCGGAGCAGACAGATATTTCCTGACTGGAATCATGTTACCAGGCCCCGAAGAAGCCAGGATGAAACTCTTTACGCTCATGTTGAAGTTGTATCTAATAATTCTTTCAGTCGTAGAGAAGTCTTCAAAGTTGTCCTGAGATGTCATTGAGTCCTCTACATAGGCCATAAACCAATAACCTTTGTCGGTTCCAAGTTTGAACATCTTGTCTTGTGGTAGATAAGATGACATGAGAGTCTCAATAAGATAATTCATGTGTTGGTGATGGTTTGTCCAAAAAACAACTTCATACTTTGCTGTAAAAAATTGTGGTTGTGGTATTGTGAAGAATTCAAAGACGTTTTGAGAAAGTTGTGGAGCTAAAATCATTCCTTCTCTTGTTTCATAAGAATTCTTCTTATTGCCAGTTTTGTTTTCGTCAAGAGAATTTCCAACATTTGGCATATTTTTAAGGCCAATTTTATTGATTGTATTTTGGAAAGAAAAGTCATCCTTCTCGGAAAGTCTTCTTTTGATTGTAATCTCCCCTGTCGTTTGGTTCATTCCTCTTGAAGTCATGTCTTCAGGTGTTTGTTCAATAGACATTCTACGAATGGAAATCGCAGGCAACATAAGAACTTGATTCTTGTCTCTTGGTGGACGTAATTTCTTAGCAAGAGCAAACTTCTCACCAGTGGCAAAGATAACCTTTGGTTTTTGCAAATAGATTGAACTTTGACCGTCACCGTAAATCTGAGTGTTAAACTTAATTGTCTTGTTAAATAAATTAAACAGAGCTATGTCGCAGTCTTCTATACCGCAAGAAGGTATTTGATAATCTTCCGTGGGTAAGCCGCCGCCATCATTACCATAACCACTTGGCAAGACATCAATATTCTCACTAGGGTCTTGCTGAGGGATGTTTTGTCTAGTGACGTTATTCTCTTCGGTATCTTTAGGGTTTGTTGACATTTGTTATAAATACAAGGCGAGTAAGAGACTTTAGTAGAATTTGTCCGACACTTCATCATTGTAGCCATAATCCAAAAGTTTAATTTCGCCTTTAACAGTCCTACCAAAATGTTTAGGCACAATATCACCCCACTCAAGCTTTTGACCATTTACTAAATTTATTAAATTTTCCATGAAGGAAAGAAATTTTTCATTACTAAATATATTCTGTAGGTCTTCAATTTCTACTTGATGTTCTTCTATTGTTTCTTTATTTCTCGCAATTTCATACGGAAACAATTTTCTTGGATCTTCAAGTTGTTTATTCAAATAAACAATAGATTCATTATAATACAATATTTTTTCATTAATTTGCGTTTTAAAATCTTCAAAACTTCTTAATTTATATAAACCCGCCATAAATTGCCACTGATGATAGTTTATTCCCAAACTATTAAAAAAATCAAAAATAGGAAAAGGCTTAACAATTTCTGAAATAATCCACTTGTAGTCAGGCGAATGATCATAAACTTCTGTTACAATTGAGGACTGCGTAAATGTCCATACTTGGACTTCTGCCTTGTTTTGGCCATAACCTGCTTGGTTTGTAGCTATTTTAAGAACCTTCCCGCCAGAAAAGGCGAATGTAACACGAGAACTTCCTTTGCCGAGAAAAGGTAAGAACTGTTCTGCGTACTCCTGTTCCTTAGATTTAGACAAAAACTTTTCAGGTCTTTCCAATTCTTTCTTTACGTGATAATCATCTTCCCTATGATTAGTACCAGAAATAGCTCTAAACTTATTAAAGTTAAATCCTCTAAGCACTTCATTAACCAATTCTTCAATATATTCTTTTAGCATAAATTAAGACAATTCGTATGAGTAGTGATCGTTTGCAACATTGGTACTATAGCCAAAATCTAATAACTTAATCTGCCCTTGAACATTTCTTCCGAAATGATTTTTGTTAATGTCGTTCCACTGAAGGCTGTACGTGTTTACCAAATTTATAATAACGCTCATGAACTCCGTAAAAACTTTATTACTAATTGCATTTCTGTAAATATTAGCTTGCTCCTCTTCAAATTCAATATCGCTTTGAAGTTTTGCCTTAGTGTTTTCATCAGCACTGTCGCTCCACTCTAGCTCTGCTTTTTTTGTCTCAATAACATCTTCTGAGTAGTTAATCTTTGTTTGAAAAACATAGTGAATATCTTCAAGTTTTGCTGGTTGCTGTGCAAGAAACATTAAAAATACAAATTTGTCTATCTCAAGAATTCTCTCAACATCCTCTTCAGTTATCGGCTTAACGATCTCTGAAATAATCCACTTGTTATTTTTGGAAAAGTCATAAACCTGCGTGATGTAAGGTGACCTAGACTTAAACCAAACCTCTGCCTCTTCGCCATTTTGACCCTCTCCAGCTTTGTTAAGGGCGATCTTCAAGACTTTGCCGCTTGACAGGGCGAAGACAATTCTGGAAGATCCCTCGCCAAGCATAGGAAGGTATCTCTCAGCATAGTCAATCTCTGGAGCCATTAAAACATTGTCGTATCCTGGTATGTCATCCTCTCCATAACCAGGATCTTCAGGCTTTCTTTCGGCATTGTCCGAGATTGCCTTAAATTTGGAAATACTAAATCCTCTTAGAGATTCTTTAACTAACTCTTCAATATATTCTTTTAACATAAATTTTCACTTTAGTAGAATTCTCTGCTTGTTTTTAAATCAAGTCCAAAATCGAGTAATTTAATTTGCCCCTGAACGTTCCTACCAAAATGGTCAACACGAATATCTTGCCACAATATCCCATACGTTGTAGTAAGGTTAATTATATTCTCAAAGAAACCCATAAATGCTTTGCTGTCCAAAACCGATTGTCTGGATGCTATGGTTTCTTTATTTTTTTGTCTTTTACGTAACAAGAACTTACTAGGGTTTCCACCATTTTCTTGCGTTGTTCTAATTTCTGCTTCTACCGAAGCATTATCTTTTAGCAGAAACTCATTTCTGTGTTCGTAGTTATTTCTAAATTCTTCAATAGAATTTGGTCGCGCAAAAAGGGCTTCACCAAAATTTCTTGGTGAAATATTCAAAATGTTATATAAATCTTGAGGTTCTATAACTTTAACTATTTCTGCTATTAACCATCGATTATCAGGCGAGAAGTCATAAACCTGTGTAAGATAAGGAGACCTGGAGTTAGACCAAATATCAACTTCAGCTTGGTTTTGATATTCTCCAGCTTGGTTTAAAGCAATCTTCAGCACTTTGCTGCTCGACAGGGCGAAGGTAATTCTGGAAGAGCCTTTACCCATGTAGGGTAACAACTTCTTGGCATACTGAACTTCTGGTGCTTCGGTGGCTTGACTTTCACTTGGGGCCTCTCCGTCATATCCAACAGTTCCTTCCTCTCTTTCATTTGTAGCTGCAATAGCTTTGAATTTTGAAAGATTAAACCCTCCAAGAACTTCATTAACCAACTCTTCAATATATTCTTTTAGCATAAAATTATATTAGGTTGAATATGAGGGAGTAGGAGAAGAAGGAGCGGAAGTATAATATTTTATACGCACCTCATCATTATATCCATAGTCGAGTAATTTAATCTGCCCTTGAGCATTTCTTCCAAAGTGCTCAATGTGGATATCTCCCCACAAAAGACCATGATTATTGACAAGATCAATCATTCCTCCCAAAAAGGACAATAACGTTTGATTATCTAAAATTTCCTGGCTCTTGGCCTGAACTTGATAACCAGACTGCATCGTTCTCTTCATTGCTTCTAAATGTTCTAGCCCTTCCCCTCGGTCTATTTTCGATTGATAACCATCAATCATTGCCTGCTTTTCATCAATTTTGTTCTGGTATCTGCTTGTTACACTTTCAATACTTGTGGGGGTCAACCAGGTAATGTCTTGCAAAACCGATTCATCAACACTAAGATAGCTTATCATTTCACTTTCTGACAATGGTTTAACAATTTCTGCAATAATCCACTTGTAGTCGGGAGAATTGTCATAAACTTGTGTGATGTAAGGTGACTTAGAGTTAGACCAAATTTCAACCTCTGCTTGGTTTTGACCAACACCAGCATCATTTGTAGCTATTTTAAGAACTTTCCCACCAGACAAAGCAAATGTCGATCTGGAAGTGCCTTGACCCAAATAGGGTAACATCTTCTGGGCGTAGTTAAGTTCCGGGATCTCCCCTTCATATTCCCGAGGGTTTTTTGATTGTTCTCTTTCGTTTGTACCTGCAATAGATTTGAACTTACTTAGGTTGAACCCTCTAAGAACTTCATTAACCAACTCTTCAATGTATTCTTTTAGCATAAATTACCTTATTCATCATTATAGAAAGAAGATACCTTGTCGTCTGGTTCAACCGTGACAACTCTTGGACCTTCTCCGAGAGCTGTTGGGGCCATTTGATCTCCAAGACGATCGCGCATTTGTCTGACGTCTCCTGTAACGCCATCAATTGGAGTTTCTGGCAAACCTCTTTGCTGTTCAAACACGGTTTGGACTTGCGTCTCTGTGTAAGGACCAGCAGAATCCTTGTTTGGCGTTAGGAAGTTCTTGGGATCAAATTGTCCAAGACGTGCAGCATTCCCAATTATTTTGTAACCTACCTCATATTCTTCTTGGCCAAAAATATTATTTAAGGTGTTGAAGGAAATAATTTCAAAAGTTTGATCGGCAAACGTAAAGAAATCACCTTCGTAAATTGTAAAACCTTTGTCAATCAAATCTCTTGCTTGAACAAATATTTCTATTGTTGCCGTTTTTTCTACCCCAAAGACTCCTGCGTACGTTTTTGTCTCTGGCCATCCAGCCATAACGTTAAGTTTGATTGGGCTGTCAAAGATTTTTTGCACAGCCTCGTCATAAACTGGGTGCACTTGAGTTTTAAGAGTAGATACCGGGTAATAATTGATGAATTGACCAATAATGTCTTTAATAAGTTCTTTGGTCAAATCGTTGATGTATTGACTTTCTTTGGAAGTAGAAAAAAGTCTTGCCATAATTTACCTGTTCCTAGCTAAAAGCCTTGTGGCTTTTTTAATGTAGTCAAGAGCGTGCCTAAGATAAATCTCCGACTCAGAACGGTCAGCCAAGTCGGATGTTTCTAAAAGAAGTTTAATTAACAGAGTCTCAACTTTGTGAGATTGAAGAGTTAATTTTTGAAAAGACCGCTCCTTCTCGTCGGAGGTTTTT